CTATATACGTATGTTTAATTATTATGCTTAATGTGTTTAATTCTTTATAAAAAGGAGGAAGTTAGTGATATATAACACAGAACAGTTGGATAAAATGCTAAAAGATAGCTTAATAAAAAATATAGCTAACACTAATTATTATATTCATCGGAATGGGTTCGTCATAAAACATGATGGTAATGTTATGCGGTCATGGATTACTGCCGATGGGTACCATAGAGTTAAGATTAGATTCGTGAATGGGGCTAGGCTTAATAAGACAATCCATTTATTGGTAGCTGAGTATTTCTTACACGAAAAAGTATATAGACTAATAGGTAAGAATATTAACCATAAGGATGGAGATAAAAATAATAATAAGTTTGATAATTTAGAGTGGGTAACACCGAAGGAGAATGTTAACCATGCCCATGAGATTGGATTGTGCACATTTGATGCCGGTATCACTATACACGATACAAAACTTAAGGACATATATAAATTTAGGTCGTTAAGAAAAGCCAGTGAATATCTTAGAATATCTATAAATTCTATTAAAACTAGAATACCAATAAGTAAGAAATATCCATTATTTAATAGATATATATTAACACTAGATAATGAAGAACATTTTTTCGCTTATGATAAGGGGCCAAGTAATAAAACGATATATGTACTTGATCATGTAGAGAATAATATTGTTAAACTGAACTCTATATCTAAAATAGGCGTTATGTTTGGGATAAACCCAATTAGTGTTGAACGTAAATTACGGAAAAATGCCATTATATATATTGGCGGTTGTAGTTTTAGTTATGAAATTAGTTTACTTAAAAATAGCGTAATAAATAAAGACGCTAAAGAAGATAGGTATAGAATCTGGAAGAAACCATTCTTACAAATTAAGCGTAATAAACATACAGTAGGGCCTAAGTAGGCGGACGGTAGTCCTTAAATCGAAAAGCTGAATCCCGTATTAGGGAATGATATAGTCTCAACGCACATTAGTGCCGTTTAGGATGCGTAAACCCTAGATGTCTATGGAGACATAGAGCTGCAGGTAAAGCTGCGGGCATGATGTAACGAATCATGCTGAAGATATTGCAAAACCGTGGTCAAGGAGTTAAGCGCTCGACTCGTAATGTGTTACCACCAAATACAAAAACACTAAGAGCCGAAGATCTAGCATTTGGATCAATGCTGTATCTTATAAAGAAGTATCCTAGTCCTAGATTTAAAATAAACCCATTTGTTAAAGTCGAATTAGAGACAGGTAAAATAAAACTAGACGATGATGTTAAACGTACTGTTGATAAGCTTGAAGTCATGCTAACTCATAAATTTGAGGATGATGAGATAGCTGATAGTGAACTCATAGGTACAGTAGATAAAGATTAAAAAACATACACTATAGTAGGATAATTCCTACTATAGTGTTTTTATAAGTTTTTCTTTTTCTTGTATCTTAGCAGAGAAAGCTTCTATCGGTATGTGGGTTATCTTAATAAAAGCACCGAACAATTCACTATAAGCTTGTAACATATCTTCTAACTCTCTTTCTTTTTTAACCTTTGTAGGAGTACCAGTTATAGCAGGTACATATAATACAGTATCGGTAGCATTACCAGTTTTATTTACTAGATGGTAATCTATCCATTTACTATATTCATACATAATAGCTATGGAGAAGTTACTACCTATAAAGTCTAACGTTATGTCTTTACTATCTACATTTATATAAGCTACTTCTAAGTTTTTATTAAGCGTCAAAATCTTTAGAGCTTTAGTTAAACTATCCATTTCACCTTTACTTAATGTATATGGGAATGTATTAACTGTTAATGTTAGGATAGGTATCTCATTGGCCTCTATAAGTCTACTCTCTATAAGTACTAACTCAGTAGCTATCAGCTCTATAATTTTAGTAGGCGGGCTTTTAAACAAAGTTATCTTATCTCTTTTAGAATAAACATAACTAAAGAATAAATTATTAATATAACTAAATTCATCATATAACCTATTCCAGTATTTATCAGATATTAACTCTTTTTTAAGTAATGATTTATCTATGTCTATTAAAGTACCGTACCTAGTATCGAATAAGGAATCTAAAGTAACATAGATACCATTCTTTATATTAACCATTATTAACCTCCTAAATCGAATAATGAACTATTGTCTATCTTTTGTTTCTCTTCATTCATTTCTTTACTAGCTTCTTCGTATTCTAGATTACTAACTAATGTCTTATATTTTATATGCTCTAATATAAGATTCTTTTCTAGTGGCGTCATGTGTTTATATTCTGTATACGTTATACCTGTTAACTTATGTATCTCTAAGTCTATGTATTGGTCCATAAGTGTGAATATACTATCTATGTAATAAGGGTTGTTACGTTCCTCATATCTAACCGTATCTAAGTTATCCGTTTTACTTATATTCCTACCAAATAGGATATTGGTTATCTTTTTGTTTATTACAACTGCATCCAAATAAGAATACCGTTTATTAGGTATAAGGAGTTGTTGAACTAAGCCAACATACTCCTTAATAATTCTTTCAGTATCTTTACTCAAAAATGAGGCTACTTTATGTATGATGTTGTCATGGTTATTATAACCACCGAACACGTCTTCATAAATTTTATTTATCTTTTTATCTTTTAAAGTCTCGCCATTATTTTCTCGTATTTTGAATGCAGTAGGATAAAAAAATATTCGTACACTGATAACGGGATGATTTCTTTATCTGTTTGTTCATGATGACAACTTTTACATTCGAAATTAGGTATACCCACTATAGATAATAATGAATCATCTATATACTCTTTAATGTCGTCCATAATCTGTTTAGCCATGATGTGGTTAGAAGTTAAGGTATTAAGAGCGTCTCTGATATCATTAACATCTGTGATAACTGCATCATCAACAGGTATAGACTTAATGAAATGACTATACACATTTAAATATATACCTTTCAGTAATATTCTCTCAGCTTTATCACTATCGCCTATCTGCTTATTGTTTTTAATAAGTTCAGCCGCTTTATCTCTTAACTCTATGATAAAATCTTGTCCAGACTCTATATATTTACTAACATTAACAGGACCTAGAACTATAGTTAAAGCATCACCATCTTCATCTTTATATTGTTTAGTAACTTCACCACTTGTTGGTAATGTTTCTTGATATTTAACAACATCATCAGTTGTGACTGACTTAGGAGCTTTTTTAGCCATCTGTTGTTTATGGTCTACAGATAACTTATCGAAGTCCACCCATAGTAACTCATTAAGATCTACTTTCATAGATACTTTATTACTACATATAGGTAGCTTATTTTCATTTAGTTTGTTAACATTTTTACACGGAACAACTGCATTAAATCCATGTGGGTACATAGATTTAGCCATGAACAGCGCTATCGTTGGTAGGTCATTGATGTTTATATAATCATATAACTCATCTTCATCACTTATCTTTAATGTGCTATCTATGATCTTATATTTAAAATGTTTTAATAGCACTTCAGCAAACAGAACATTATAGTTACTAAAAACCAATGTAGATGTTTCTTTACCAACTCTAGCCAGTTCAGAAATGAGCTCCAATTCTAAGTTAATGATCTCTTCATCATCAAGCGGTGAATATGTTAGCCAAAAACCACTGTGCCATAATGGTATATGGATGTTAGGACCAATACCTGATTTTTGTTTAAGTTTAAGTAATGCTGCTTTACTTGTTTTAACTCTCTTGGATATAGTTAATGCCTTTGGCTTAAGTGATATATCGTCATATTCTGGTTCATTAGTTAAGCCAGATTTTAGAGATCTTACACCAATATCATCTGGATTAATAAAGTCCTCAGTCTCTAGACCTAAACCAACTGTAGCTTTTTCTTCAGTACTTAGCTCTGTGAATTTGTCCCTATCTAGTTCTTTTGAAAAATTAGTCAATTCTTCCCTAGTGGAAGATGGAATAATTCTTAAATCATTTTTAGATTTAACATCACTAATACTAACTTCCTCATAATCAAAAAGGAAGTCATTCTGCTCTTCACTAACCGAGAGTTGTTCACTCTCAGTCACATTATTCTTGTTCTGTGTTTCCATTTAATTCACCTTTCTTTTCTAAGATAGCTACTTTCTCTCTAATAGCACCTAGTAGTGTAGTCATAGCATTTTCAACAGCTTGCTCGATCTTATCATTAAGTCCACCATATGCCATAGTAGTATATAAATATACTTCTTTATGTTCATCTTTATCAGCAACTACTCCAGTATATGGTAGGAACTGTTTTTTACCATCTTCATTCTCAACAACGTTACAGTGCATTTTAGCTATACCAGTTAGTTCATTCGTTAAATCAGCGAATACATTACTGATACCTAAGAATGTAGTAGAGATCTCTTTATCACCATCTATAATAGCTTTAAACTCTTTACCTGTATCGTGTAGTGCCGCAATCGCAGTTGATAGACTATCACTAGTAGCTTGGTATACTGGAACAAGGTCATCCCACTTAACAACAACATTGTCTTTATTTTTAACTTTATAAGGTTTTTTCTTACCCATAATAACTCCTTGTATTTTGTTCAATGATATTACCCTTTATAAAAAACACTATATTCCCTGAATACAATATTAAAGGATTTATATAATGGAACATATGGAAACAGAATTAGAGAGTGTTATAAAGGCATACCTAAATGAGATATTAGCTAACCAGGTGTTGACTGTATTACATATATTAGAAAGTAATGATGATTTATCTATACATGATGAGCTAGATAAATACGTACATACACCAACTGATATTATGGATGATTCAGAAAGAAGTTTATCACTATTAACCGTTACTAAAAGACACGGTCTAGATTTATTAGAAGAGATAGGTATAATTTTTGATAATGAACTAGAGCATACTATAAATATAGGTTCTGTAGCTGGTATGTTAGAATTATTAACAACACTTAATGAAACAGATATATCAGATGTTTTATATCTTATGTCTATGAAAGATGATGTGTTAGATAAAGATTTTATAATACAGTTATTATCTTTAAATCCTACTATAGATATATTAACTGTCGCTAATGTTATAAAAGATATAAAACCAACGTTACTAGATACCATAGATAATGTATTTATCTCCATACTAGGGAAAGGGGATGTTGAACCAGTTAAATTAGACTTCGATAATATGTCTATACAGATATCTATATTAGATTATTTTAAAGAAAAAGATATAACATTACCAGACACTATAGTTAAATCATTATTAAGTCCTGATTTCGTATATGGTATTAATGACACATATGTAAGTGATATTATTAAAAGATTTAATATAGAAAAACAAAAATATGTAGAAGATAAGTTAAATAAATATATAGAGCTTGTATTAAAAGATGTTATGTTTTCTTATAGATATAACGGTGAAGATGAATATATTCTATTAGCATTAGATATTTTACAAGACACAGATATCAAACTACCTGAATATAATAAGATGCTAATAAACTTTGACCATCATTGTACCGAGTCAGGGCTTTATAAATTTATAGACGGAGTTAAACATGAGTAATGATAAATTATTAAGGATAATAGAATATGGTGTTAAGCATAAATATTTTAATAAACAAAAATATATTTTAGGATTATTTTCATTTATAGCGGAAGATGATTATGAAGATGAATTCTTTATTATTAAAGATAAGAAGTTTTATTTAAAGATAGAAGATGGTGAACCGTATCTTTTGGATACCGATTATAAAGATGATTTATTAAACTTTAAAGATAAAGTTAACCTACCAGCAGGCTATTTAGTTAATAATAGTAAAGATATAGAAACTACTATAGGTAGGGTAGTTATGAACTATGTTTTATTAGCTAGAAATTTTGGTAATAAAATACCATATATAAATGAATCTTTTACAGTTGGATATATAGAGGATAATTATATAGCTACATTACTAACAGATGATGAAAATGATTTAGAAAAAATAACTGTTAAAGAATATATACAGTTTATGGATGCTGTTCTTTATATTAGTGGTTGGTCTAAATTCTTATCAGTAGCAGGTACTAAAAAATCAGTATTACCACCAGATGGTATCGAAGAGTATAAAAAAAAAGTAGTTGCTGAGTTAGAAAAGAAATACGGTAAAGACAAAATGAATACAGCTAAAGTAACAGCTGAATTAGAAGAGAAATTAAGTAAGTATGATGAGGAATGGTTAAAAGGTGATGTTTCTAACGGTAGACTTATGTATGGTAAAACTAAATTAGCTAGAAAGAAACTATTTCTTAACTTTGGTACATCTAATACATTTGGCGGTAAAGAAGACGGCGTTGTTAATTCGTTAGGTGAAGGATGGGGTACGGATCCAGAGCAACTAACTACATTGTTCAATGATGCTAGATCTGGATCATTTTATCGTGGTGCTGAGACACAGAACGGTGGTGTCGCATCTAAAGTGCTATTAAGGGCATCTTCTGATATAGATATAGTTGATAAAGATTGTAGTACTAAAACAGGTGCTATGAAAAAGATATCTGATAGTGATATAGGTAGACAAAAAATGGTAGGTAACAAATGGGTAACTATAACCGATAAAGATGTTGGCATTACTACTATAGTTAGAAGTCCTATGTACTGTAAGTTAAAGAAGGATTTCTGTTTAGAGTGTATGGGTGAGAATATGAAAGGACACACTAAAGGGGTCAGCCTTATGTCTATCGAGACAGGTGGTTCTATGTTAGCTATGTCTTTAAGTAAGTTCCATGCATCAGCATTACAATTAACAAATGTTAGTATAAGTGATTTTAAATAGTCTATAGGGGATAAACTCCTCTATAGTATTATTTTACATGTTAACTATTTATTTAGATATTAATACCGCATTACATAGTGATTAGTGGTATAAATTGACGATACTATATATAACGCTTTTTATGCGTTAAATGAAATGGAGATTATAATGGATGAATTCGACAATATGTTTAGTGATGTTACTGATGAAGTAGCAAGTGTTCCAGAGAGCAACAATAACCAACAACAAAGTTATACACAACAAAACAACCAAAACTATAATAACAATAGTAACGGTTATAAAAACAATAACTATGGTGGTTACAAAAAAGGTAACTATGATAATAAACCTAAGTATAAGAATGTAGAAGGTAAGCAAACTATCAACATTTGGAACGGTGATAGAGTACAACCACTAGAGTTAGATATGCAAGCCCTTAAAACAAATGAAAAATGGGTTACATTTGTTATTGCTAATATGTTTTATAAACTTGATGAACAAGAGGAAGCCAAGATCAAAGAGCTAGCTACTACTCTTAAGGAGAAAGGTTTTAAAGCTAGAGTTGTGTGTGGCTATGTTAAGCCTATCTTTAAAATTCTTAAAGAAGTATTCGGTGACGATCTTATGCTGATTACTGCGTGGAAAGGTTACTGTAAAGAACTTAAAGATGTTAAACAATATTTAAGCACAGATGCTAACATCAAAGCAGCTGCTTATTATTATAGTACTGATAGAAAAAACTATAATGATTTACCAAATGGTATTAAGCTAACTAAAAGTGCTGCTATGGGTAGTTTAGTTGGTCCTGATAATAACGAACTATCACAGTTTGTCATAGTGCATGATAGAAACTATGATGGACGTAGATTAGACTTTAAACAAAGTCAGAATACATCTGATTATGTCTTCTTAGCTAAGAAGCTGTCTCTTAATATGTTTAACATAGCGATGGACAAACAATACAATGATCTTAAGAGCGTGTTAGGTTAGTTATATATTGATACCTATGTGTCTTTAGTTATGAAAGATAAATAACATAGGGTCAATAATCATGGCACTACATAACATTGCCTTTTTACACCTTATCCTGGTGTTTTCATTTTTTCCTGTTTTTAAAGTAGATTGGGTTACCTATACTGTAGCATCGCTACAGTATAGGGTTCTTCTACGTCCATTATATTTCACTTATATATTATTAATGTAGTACAATGTACTAATATTATTATATAAAAGGAAAGAAGTATGCGGTTATTAAATGTTGTAAATAATATCGTTATGTCTATGAAAAACTTATTACCTAAAAAGGTTGATAGAACAGAGGAACTAATAAAAGAGATCAAGAGAGCTATAGAGAATAATGATAAATCACGTGGTGATGTATCGTTCTTTACAACTGAAAAAGATTTAAGGTTTTAATATGTTTATGAAATATATAGAAGTAACCAAAAGATCTGTTTACGTATTCAGAGGTGAAAAATATGAAAAGGTTTATAGTTTAAAAAGAGTAAGTGTTGATGAGGCATTAAAGTTAGCTAAAAGGTATAGAGATAGATTATATTACCAACATAAAACTAACTCTAATACAGGCTATAAACATATCATACTTAAAGAGGTTAATGGCCATGCTAGAGTAGACACACAATACACTGATAGTAATAGAGGTATAAAGTTTAGGAATACGATCTATATAAATAAAGATAAGTCTTATGAAGAAGCATTACGTGACTCTGTTAAGGCTTTATCTGCCGTTATAGGCGTAGATGCTCCTATGGAGTTTAATTATAGAAAAGGACTTAAAACATTAGCTAGCTTTGGTTTAGATGATGAATACTATCTCTTTAAAGTGGATAGTAAAGTAGCTACATGTGTTGTTATAGCTAGAAACGCATATGAAGCTAAAGAGATGTATTATAAAACACTAATAAATATAGTGCATGGTAATATGTATAATACAAACGTAATAACTATAGATTCAAATGTTGAGTCTATAACAAAAGTATGTGAAAGGAATAAAAATGTAGTTAGCTTCGAAATGAAGAAAAAGTAAGTATAGTAGGAAAACCTACTATACTCTTTTATTTTTTTATGTTTTCTATAACTTTATATAAAGATGGTAGTTTGAACATCTCCTGTGCATATTCTAAAGAATTGGTATCCGAGAACATAAGGTTAATATTATGGACTATGAACTCTTCTTTAGACATCCCGCTTATTTTAACTAACTCTCTATGCGTAGTATCTTTAGATACATTAGCCGCTCTTGTTGCGTTAGGGTATGCTCCAGTAACGTCTAAATCACTAACATGAGTTTTACCATTAGATAGTATGGAGTCTGTTTCCTCGAATGCTGGTAATCCAGTATCCTCTACCATGTGTGCGTTTAAAGTGATCACCCATCCATCTAGTCCTAAAATCTTGTTATTATCCTCAGTAGGGTCTTTAACACCTAGTATTTTACCCTCTTCGTAAAAGAAAAAGAATATACCATCAACTAGTTTCCTGGGACCACTATTAAATATATCAAAGTGACTTATCATAGATAACAATGGTACAGACACAGCTAAGTCTTTAGTTTTACTATCCATAGCTATAATGGCTAATGAATCCCATATATTATATATGATATATTCTAATGGTTTTTTATCAACCATGAAGATGTGCCATTCTGCTCCCTTATGACCTTGGTTAGTATCGAATTTAAGTTTACCGACAACGCCTTCTACCTGCAGTATGTTATCTAGGCTATAGCCACCTGGTACAGTAGCACCGCCGACCCTAACGTATCTATGCGCGTTCATAGCATCTATGAAATAATAGTTAGTAGATGATGTAACATAACTCCATACTTCTTCGGGTGGTAACGGTATCTCTTTACCCGCTTCTGTTATCTTCTTACTCCTACCTTCTGTATATTTAAAAAAACCATATTCTCTAGGTATCTTATCATAGTGAAATATATCAACAGGATCCAATCCAGCGTTTTCTATACGCTCTAAAATTTCTGTTAAATCATATTTTATATTCCAACCACTTAAGAAATCTATGTTCATGTAGTTAGCGTGATGGAATATGTATTTAATAAGTTCAATCTCTGTTTCAAATATCTCCATATGGAAATTATTTAATACCCTTTCTCTTATTTTTTTATATTCTGCGTTAGTATCATTCTTACCAGATTTATCAAGCTTAAAAGCCTCTATAGGTATATGTTGCTCTATGCCTCTCCTTAACCTATTTTCTAAGTCACGTATTCTGTCAGCATAACTTTTTAAAACAACCAATCTACACTCGTATTGCGTTATAATGGATATGATAATAATTTCGTTTGTTAAAATATTAGTTTCGATATCGAATATACCAACTCTATATGGAGTAGATGGCTCACCGTATTTTTTATTATATAAATGCTTAAGGATAGTTCTACTATCAACATCGCTTCCATAAATGTACGGAGAGCGTTTTATAGTTCTTGGGTCATTCCTTACCATATACCTTTCACCTAGACGCATGCCTATATTTTTATAAAGGTTAGATTGTGTGGACATGAACTTATCTAGTTTTTTAACATCTTCTACTTCTTTTTTATCGTTATAGTTTCTGTATATAGGTTTAGTGACCCAGAAAGGTCTTTTAAAGTTTTTTATTATCTTTATCTCATCAGTTATGTTTCCATCGTCATCTATGTTTAATTCTTTTACTATATGTATATCAGATCCAACATCTCGTTCAGAGAGATAAGTTATAAGTTTACATTCTTTAGTACTCATGATCTACCCTTTTGTTTTTTATAATCAGTTAATCGCTTACCCCTAAAAATAGGTATATACATATAGCGTCATATATTGAAATTATGAAAGGTATCACATATAAGCTTATACCTATAAAAAGAAGAAGGAAGATATAATGGATGTAATAAATTTATCATTAAGATCTATAAAGCTACCCGCTGATAAAACATTAGAAGCGACTAGTTATCAAGTAGCTGATAATGGTCTGTTTAGAGATGAAGATATTGTTATAAATATAGAAAAAGATGAAGAGAACTTAACAGATATAGATCTAGACCTTGACTTCAGTGCTACTGATGTTTATTACGCTAGAGTTAAGCTCCACTTCGATGATGATACTTATTATGGTTGGACTAAGCCTATAGTTCTCACTAGAGATGGTGACGGATTCAGCCATAATAATACTGTTATAGTAACTCCCAAAGTGTCTATAGACAGTGATAGAGATAATTGTCAGTTAGGTAACTTTAAGATTAATGGTGGTGAATTTATTATTTTCACAGGTACAGGTTACCATGAGAAGACTTCATGGGCCATAAAAGATAACACCGGTGCTGTTATATGGGAAGTTAAAAGAGATGAACATAACTTAACACAAATCAGGGTACCTAGTAATACTTTAAAACCTAACAGATTATATACTATAGAAGTTGTTTATATAAGTAACAATAACATGCCGTCTAATGCTGGTAAGTTGATCGTTAAAACAACAGGTGAAGGTTCTAGCGCTGAAGATCTATCATTTGGTGGTATAAGACCTATCGTAGCTGAAAATGAAGATCTTAAAGAAGCGTTAGATTATACATTAGCTAAACTTGTAGAAATATCTGTAGTAAAGTAAAAAGTTATGGTGTTTTATGGTAGTACGCAAGACCTACTGCAGTTCGGACTTAATAGGATCGTTGTTGGGGCCATAGATAATATAACCATAAAAACATCCGCAGAGTTTTTAACGAATAGTAGTTTGGGTGATGTAGTTAATTTAATGATGATGAATAGTTTAGATGTGAACGCTGTTAATGAGTTAATACTTAATACAGATAGCAAACATCTTAATAAAGAAGTTATACTCATGGAGAACACTAAGATGTCTTTTGAACATGTCTTAGAAGACACCATAAATAGTCTAGCGTTAAGATTGTAGGGAGCTTTGCTTGTCTAATTACGAGCGGTATAAGGAGCGATCCTTATACTATGCCTCTTTTTATCTCTAGTAGATGATTAGAGGAAGTATCTAAGATACATATTAGTACATACATGTATGTATTAGCAATAATACAAAATAAAAAACAAGGAGTTACTATGCCTATAGCTAGTAGTGTTGCTGCGTTTACTTTAATAAACTTAGCAAGTAAATTTCAAGAATTTTTTTATGGTGACGCTGCAGATGTCACTTTTGAATATATGAACGAGGACGGTGAAGTATTATCAACTACTGTTCCGAATGTAGCTAAAGTAACAGCTGAGTTACAAGAAAATGGTGTTACAGATAGTGAGTTAGACGATATACTTAAAGAGTATTACAAACAAGGTGAAGTAGATGAACTTAATGATGCTATTATAGCTAAGTTCGATGATTATTATACAAAAAATCAAGTTGATGATGCTATCAAGGTTGTTGATGATAGAGTAACTAGCACGAATGTTACTGTTACTACTAATAAAGAGTTGGCACATAAAGAAACTATGGATGTTGATAGTACTAACGTTATGAGTAAAGCTCAGTTCGAAGCACTAGCTGCTATGAACAGAGAAAAATTTGCTGGTAGTGGATTCATTAGTTTATTTAATGACGGCTATAATAGGTTAGACTATTTAAATTATGGAGGCATGTATACATGGAGACATGCGGACGTATATTTATATAGTAAGGACTCTAGTAACTGCCACCCTAACATAAAACCACGGGGAAGTTATTTATATTTAAATATTGACCCAAGCCAAGAAGGTAATTATTTTAATATTAATGGATACAAGATATTGCTAAAAAATACTACTTTTCCTATACAATTTTCTGGTATTGATTTACCTAACAACCCTGTACCTCCTGTTATCAAAGACAGCACTAATGCTCCAGCCATGAAACAAGGTGATATGGCCGTATTAGCTGATTTCGATAGAGAGTTGTTTGATGTTAAAGATATTAATCTAGTAGAGGTCGGTGATGCTGACGGTAATGCAACAGTTAGTATAACAGACGACATTTACGAATTTGAAACAACTAACGGTTCACACTACATGTTGTTCGATTATTTCGACTATATCGGCGATCAAGATGCTGTGTATGAGATAACATTTAAAGTAAAGTCAGATGATTTTACAAAAGGTATGATTAGAACATATAACGGTACATTCCATAATGACACAGAATACGCTATAACATCTGAGTACGTAGAGCATAAAATTGAGTTTAAACCTGATGGTAAAGAGAGACTTTATCTATTAAGCAATACAGGTGAAACGGGTAAAGTTTACTTCGACGTTACTTCTGTTAAACTTAAAAAAGAAACTCCTATCGTAGCATTACGATATACGAATGTTGGTGATGTTTATGAAAATGCGCCTAAATTTGAAGCTAGAGACTCAGTTTCTAGACAAGATCTTGTGTTCTTAGAATTAACAACACGTTATGCCGCGTGATCTCACAAGTAAATAAAAAGAAAATGGTTCACTTACACAGTGATGTGTATTTAAACTTATTGAAATGCTGGGACACACTCGTTAAGTTATAACTAGGATACTACATGGCGACATAGTAGCGACCCCTTAAAATGTTATAAATAGAGGTAATCAGCAGGTAAGACTCTTATATAAGAGTAAACCTCAACGACTATCCCGAAAGGGAGTACGCTCTAAGCGATCGAGGGTGGAAGTGGTAAGCATCTTTTATAAAGAGATGAAGATATAGTCTAATCTATATGGAGACATATAGCTGATTAGTTCTACTTAACAGTAGTATAAAGAAACTAATCGCATATAGAAGTAGCGATCTATATGGAATACAAATGCATGGCATGAAGATATAACAGATAAAGGTGAACTCTCATTAGTTTATCCTTATGGGAATGTGCAGTATAGAGGCGGTAATGTAGATGGGCTATCAGGTATAGTTGATGGTGTATTTGAGGGTGCTGATACATATAGTTTATTCTCAGATGGTTGGCAAGAGCCAGGTGAGTTAGTTGGTAAAGGTTACGTTTGGTCTGAACTTAGTTTAGCTGATAAAATCAAGTTAGCTAATAACCCAGATAACAACATCTATAGAGATGGTGAAAAATGGATCCAAGTTAGATATCGTATCAGAGTTGTAAAAGGTCTTGGTAACGAATGGAGATATATTAACGCTATAAGTCCTGGGGCCGGCTACAGTGCGATCGGTTTTGGTGCCATGCTAGTGCAAGTTAAGTCGGGTGCTGTTAGTTCATCTTACAGTAGTGATTTTCGCGATGGTGGGTATCCACTATATACATACGATCATAATAGTAGCGGACACGTTAAAGGGTGCTGGGCTAATGCTAGTAAAAAAGTTGTAGCGCTTCCTATAGCACTAGTACAGAGACGTAATGCGGGCATCTGGCACGAAACATTCAACCCTGAAGGTTGTGCAAGAGTTTATGTAGATGGTGCTGCAGTTATGAGTTATCTAGCTCCTGAAGGAACTATCACTAGTTTAGCAGATTGTTTCGATCACGATCTTATAGCTACTATAGATATTACAGATCCTACAAATGCAAGTAGATTAAGTAGTCTTGATGATGGTACTGATAACCCTGATACTTATAAAGTTACAGGCACTATCGAATCAGCTATGTCTGGTAGACCAGATGGTTTATATGTAGATGAAGTTAATGAAAGAGATGTTGAAGATCTTCGTATGTCTGCTCATAAACGTAACTACGATGAACTTAGAGAAGAGTATGCTCAAAAGGCTCTTAGAGGAGAGATCCGTGGTAAAGAAAAAACTACTAAAATAGTTAGATTAACATCTAGAGCTAGATCCAATAATAATGACAATTATTTTTTTCTTAAAAAAGAAGATGGTTATGATTTCCTTATGGATTATCTAAATATCCCATATGATACAGGTACGTTTTATTTAAAATACAGAAACGTTAGAAATGCCATCCTTATTAATAGAAGAACTAGGGATATAAGTTATTTACAACATATTTGGTATAACAAAGATAGTAGTTTTTATGGTTTACATCTTAGTAAAATTAATGTAGAGAATAGAACAACAAGTTTGGAACGTGTTCCTAATGTTAATGTTTTAGAGAATGATGTTTTTGATATTTACCTTATCATGGAGGACGATTTTGTTAACAATGGAACATCTACACATTGTGATATAGTTGGTGATCCGCGTAAGTTAGCTGATCGTATCAAGCTTGATATTACAGAAGACACAACTCAAACATTCACTAAGAATGATTATGTTCTATGTACTGATACTGATAACAATAATGGTGATGCTGGTCATTATTATAGATACCTAAGTGACACTACTATAAGTAATGTACATACTAACACTACTGACGGTGATGCGAATGCTACTGATGGTCACATCGATTTTAGCGATGATGCTGTATGGTTAGATCTAGGTGACGATGGTTCTGTTGGTGGGTATACAGATACGTGGCTAGAACATGGTGTAAGCGGTTATCCTTTATTAGTGGATGAAGAGGGTGGTAGTATGCTGCCTGTTGATGCTAAAGTAGAGAGTTATGATCATAACAACAGAATATGTTTATTTGGTGAAGATGATAACATGCGTCTTAGTGTTAAAGCTAGTAGAAAGGGTTTAGGTATAGAGAAATTTTTAGTTAAAGCTAAGGATGATACATGGGTCCCATATGCAGCAGGAGGATCTGATGCTGAAGCAAAATATTACCATAACAGTTGTGATAGATTGGATAATAGATTCTTTTGGAACATAGAAAAAACATTAGATAAGTTAGGCTATAGCAGCTTAGAAGAAGCTCTTGATCTTATGGTTGTAAAAGTGTATTATAAAATGAAAACTAATTTCCTAAAAGAGACTACTAATAGACGTTTTCTAAATATTAACAATAGTTATGATGTTACAATGGAGGGATACCCTTCTAACGGTGTAATGTTAATTCAGAATTTTTTAAATAAACTCAGTATCACCAGTTGGTGGTCAACATGGGGATCTAATCTTAATAGATTAGGCACGAAGTTAAATGGCATACACTCCTACAATGGTAATTATAATTATTTAGCGTCGCATGATGTCATAATGGCGCCTGGTTATGCAACTCCTTTTGTTAAATTTAGAGATTATTTATCTGAAACAAATAAGGTAGTTTATTTAACATATACATATAACGAGCTGAAGAACTCTAATGGTGACTGGGGTGATAATGGATTATTTAATGTTTCTGCTAGCAGAACAGCAACTATGCGTGATGATAATGGCGAAGTAATTCTATTCGGTCAAAAATCTGTTAGGTTACCATATTTTGTAAAATAGCTATAAGCTAAAACTAAAAGGTTTACCTATATGGTAAACCTATATAAAAAGGAGAAAACGATGATCAGATATAATTATATCTTAGACACAGAAACAAAAGAAATTAGTCATGAGGTTCTTGAAACTTACCCTAGTACAGATATCCTAGATAAAGGTATCGAAGCAGGGAGAGATCCAGAACTTATTAAAAAACAACAACTTAAAGCTTTACAAGGTGAAGCAGAAGCTCCTATAGTTTCTATAGAAGAAGACTGGTTCAATGCTTATAAAAAACAATATGAGCTAAACAAAGAACTAGAAAATATCGGATTACAACTATCTGGTAAAGAAGAAGTTATCGATGAAGAGACAGGTGTTGTTATAGAACCAGCTGTAGAAGCGGTTACAGACGAAGCTGTTATTGAAAAGCTTAATGAAAGAAAAGCACAGCTTCTTGACAAAACTACATATGTTTTCGATGATTATGGCGTTAAACAACCTATCGTTGAAAAAGGTGAAATAACACAAGCAGTAGAAGGAATGGAAGCTATTGAAAAAGATAACCAATGGTTATTAGCATACCGTGGTGAAGAGACAACAGAAGTTAGACCTGAACCAGCTATCGAGATAACTTCATTACCTAGAGAACAAGAGAAGAAACTTATAGCGCATGAAAGAGACCTAACTGTTCGTAACAATGAAGACTCTATCGCTGATCTAGCTAAGATGGTTTCATTGTCATTCTCAGCTATCTCTGCATTATGGGCTATCACTTCTGATGACGCTAAAGCTAATCTACCTGAAGCTACAAAAGCTACTATCGATTACGCTGTTCAAAGATTTAATGAAATCGAAACACGTGCTGATGATCAATTAGCAGAAGAAGGTGTTGCATTAGTAGATAAGCTCTATGAAAGAGAAGTTGCTATCGCTGGTATAGTTAGAAAATACAAATAACAACATAGTAGGACTGATGTCCTACTATGTTCTATTATTTTTTAATTTATATGATTTAAAATTAAAGGATTCCTATGGAGAAGATCTTAAAAAGACTTAATGAATTTATCCCTAATGATAAGTTATTACATGCGTATTACGGTGATGTTTTATATACTATAAGCCTTATAGTGTTAACATTAGTTTCTTTCTTTATTACTATGTCTATGGCTACTATATTTATTTTAGCTACAGTTATAGTAGTATTAGTAGCTACTAGTAAAGAGGTATATGACTATTTTAATAAAAGTAAACATACTCCTGATATATTAGATATCATATATACATCTAAAAATGCAGTTATGATAACGTTAACTGTTTTATTTTTATTATTTAGGGGTTAGATATGGATACTATGATATTGGGATTTAGAAGAACCGATGTAAATGATACTGCTTTTACAAGTAAGCTTATAGCAGCTTGGACAAATGGTCCTTATAGCCATGTAGCAATAATTTTAAAAGTAAATGGTGAATATGTTAGTTACGAAGCAAAAGAGGGTAGGGGTAAAGTAGTTAAAAATGAACATATACTAAATGATATAAATGCTAGTAGATACGATTACGTACATGTACCTATAAATAATCAAGATGTAATAGTTGAATTCCTAGAATCTATAGTAGATCAAAAATATGACTACGCTGGTATAATAGGTTTTGTTTTACCGTTTAAAGATAGAAGTGATATGTGGTTCTGTTCTGAAGTAGCTAGTAACGTATTAAAAATAGATGGCTATAAACCTATGTGGTACTTAGAGCCTTCTAGTGTATCACCTAACCTATTATTTAATTTAGTTTCTATTTATAAAGATCCTAATGTTAAATATGCTGAATATAAACCATTAATAAATCTAAGGAAATTACCATGGAATTAAATACAGATAACTATAGTCCTAATTGGGTATTAAAATTAAAGTCGTCTATAAGACCTGTTTTAACATATGTATTCACGATACTTTATGTATACACATTTTTTAAACACGATGATTTACCAGATATTTATATAGACAAGTTAAGCGATATCATGATAGTCATTATTGTATTTTGGTTCGGTGAAAGATTACTGAGAAATACAGGTGTTACTGATTTCTTATTAAACTATGTGAAAAAGAAACAGCCCGAACAACAAGCGAATGAATTGAAGTGAATATTAACACTCGTAGATTTTAAAGGATTACTTATGAAAAATAGAGATTTAAATCTAGCTAGATTAAGACACAGAATGGAGTTTATAGATGGTAAAGCTAAAATAACACCTATCTTAGAACCAGCTGCTGTTGAAAATAGTAAAGCTAGGAAAAAGTATAAGATAAGAACAGCTACTATAGAACTTAATGGTAATGTATTTGATGCTGATGAAGGTAGTATCAATTTTATGAGTTCTATACTAGCGTTAGCTAATTTTAAAGTTAATGAAGCAGTTAGAGGTGGGGTAGCATTTAATGATGCTTATGATGCTGTTTATAATAAAACTATCCAATGGAAAGATAATGATAATAATTGGAGAGATATTAAAATAGGTGATATAGGTATAGGGCTAGAAGCAGCTATGTATAACATTGCGACATTAGTAGACTAACAGGTTAATACCTGTTAGTTCTATTATTTTTTATACTTATATTATTAAGATAGTGAGTAATCGCTATGTTAACATGGATAGAGTTGTATATCTTTTTTATAGGAAGATGTATATTATGAACTACTAAGTAGTAAAACAAATTTAAGGAAACCCATATGGAAAATGTAAAACAAAAAGCACTAGAAGAAGTAACAGCGTTCTTAGAAAGAGCTGGTGAAGATAAAAATGTATTTATCGCTAAAGTACAGGTACAAGAAAATGTTTTAACTTGTGATTATGAAAAAGATGAAACAATTACAAGTCATGAAGTAAGTGTTGTTCTTTTAGCTAAAACGCCAAAAGGTTTAGAAGTAGCTTACAACAATGTTATCAGTTTAGCAGATAGTCTTACTGAAGATCAAATGTTTGAAAAGATTGAACAAGCATTCCCTACTGCTGAAGAGATTGAAGCGTCTCGTAAACAAGCAGAAGAAGAACGTAAAAAACGTGAAGAGTTCCAAAAACAAATGGAACAGATAAATCCTGCTGGTTTAGCTAAGGCAGCCGCAGAAGCAGCTAGTATTCCTGGTGATGAAGAAGCAGTAAATACTGAAAAAAATGAACGCAGCGATGCAAACTAACATACTACTAGCCTAGTTAGGCTAGTAGTAGTTTTTTCTTTTAATTTATTTGATTTTACGCATAGGGAGTTACCATGGAAGATATAAATAAAAAACTATTTGAATTAAAAGAAAACATATTTAATACAACAATGGAATCTAGGACGGAAGAGAATGCTAGTGTTAATAAACTTATAGCTATGGACTCTATAGATAGAGAGCTTAAAGAGATACTTATTTTATTAACTAACAATTATACAGCAGAGCTACAAGCTATACGTCATCATCATGTTAGGTCACTTATACATATCATAGATCTAGATATGGCACTACTTAATAAATACAAAGAAATGTTAGTAGAGGTAGAAAAACTTAAAGAGGAAAAAGAGGCTAAACTTTTTACATATAAGAATGCTTTAAAAGGTATGAGTGTTGTCTTTACAACAACTTTATTTTTTACTATACTATACCATCTAGAACCAGTAGCTGTTGAGAAGGCTGTTTCAGCTATGCATAGTTTATTAACATTAGGTCTAAAAGCCTTAACTAACCTTATATAGGAGAATCGATATGTTAAACATATTTAAAAGATTTTTTAAAAAAGAAAAAAATGATAATAATAAAGAATATAATAATAAAGAATTGGATAAATTACTAACAGATATACAAGATGGTGTTGAAAGTATAGACTATGATAAATACGGTAACCCTGGTATATCTAGAGTAGAGAATGGTAAGACCATATTAATACTAGATGATATACAAAATATGTGGTATCTGTATGGGGAAGATTTTAAAGACATAAAAAGAGTGTATGATAAAGACGTTAATGAAGATTTTAATATAATAACATGTTTAGGACCTAAAGCTGGTTTTATAGCGCATAAGTTCATACACGAAAATTATGAACATGTTGACTACGCTATATTAGATATAACATTAGGATATGGTGTTAAATTAACTAATGGTGATTATGTCGAGTATGATGGTATAGACGTATTTTTAGAGTTATATAAAAGAAATCCTGATCTTAAATTTATATTTTGTACAGCCCACACTCTTAATAAGAAGAACCCCACAGTTGGTTTTTTCTTTAAGAAATTTGAGGATGCTACAGGTTTAAACTTTAGTAACTATTATCTTAATAAAAACTCAGAAAGATATAAGCGCATCTATGAGTTATTATATAAGGATTAATGATGTTTAATATTAATAAAGATATTCTTAATAGAGTTTTAACTAAAGAAACAGGTAAAGAATATATAAAGTTAGGTTTCATAGTCTTAGTTACTATAACGTTATTTAATGTTATAACTATGTATAGTACATATAAGACATCTTTAGAAAAATATTATACACGATTAGAAACCGTTGATAGACTTAATGGAGTGGATCTTAATCTCATATGCAACACAGTAACATGCGATAAATTAGAGAGTAGTAATGGCGTGACTTATAAAAGTATCAACGGTATCTTACGAAGAGATACCGTTGATATAAGTAAGTTTGAACCTTTATTTTGTAATGTGTTTAATGAAGATTATGATACAGTTATAGAGTTTAAAGGTAATAGAATAATAGTAGATGATTCAGCGTATTTTGATTCTGTTAATACGTTAATGATTATTAACTATTTTTTTCTATTTCTTTTTTTCACTATACCATTTTTTATATATAAATACGAACGTATAAAGATTTTAGATATAAGGGATAAAGCTAAAGAAGAAGAGTTAGAGATAGCGTTACAGAGAGATCTTGGTGAATCTATAGGTCATGAAATAAATTTACCACTAGCACTATTAAAAAGTTTAATAACGTCTATGTATAAACACTTAACAGAGAAACCTAGTTGTTTAGCAGAATGTGAGCTTGTTGATAAAAAAACTTATGATCTAGTTAAAATAGACGATATGTACTCTAACAGCATAATGGCAGTAGAGACAATAGAAGAAGTTATACATACTATATCAAATACTAAGAAGTTAAAGTACCAAGAAACAGAAGCTAGTATATACGAGATAATAACTACTATAACAAATTTTGTTAATTCATTATCAGTTAGGAAAATAGATGTCACTATTGTTAAGGGCAGGGATATAGCTAAAAGGTTTAGGCCTTGTAGGGAGTTAGGGAATAGTAAGACAGGTAGAATATTAAAAAACCATATAGTTAATAGTAAAGAAGCAAAAGCTAGTAAGCTATCTATAATGTTAAAAATGATAGATACTAATGTAGTAGAGATGCTATTAGTAGATAACGGTATAGGCATACAAGATAAACATGGTAATATAGTAAAAGATCCTAATATAATATTTGAGCAAGGCGTCACTACTAAAAAAGCTAACGGTGAAATAGCTAGAGATGGTAAGAGTAGTAAACTCAGGGGTATAGGTATGTATATAAATAAAAAAGAGTTAGAATCTATAGGAGGTAGTGTTGAAGTGTTAAAAACAACTAAACAAGGCACCATCTTTAGATTAGTATTTAAAGTAGTAGAAAAGAAAAAGGAACGAGTATGATAAAGAAAATATCATCTATAGTTTTGTTTATATCTGTCATACTTCATGCTGAACCTGCTATACTGCCGACTATAAATGTAGGCTGTAAGTATAGTAAGAAAAAGTGTACTAACGTACTTAATGAATTATGTATAGATCCAGACATAAAAACAGTTGTAAGTTGGAAACGAGTTTGTAATAATAATAAGTTATCTTATTATGTTTGTGGTGTTAAAAAGGAACAACTTATGAAAGAAGCATGTTTTTGTTTAACACATGATGAAAATACCGACATGGGATCGAATTCGTTCTATATCTTTAAGGATAAGAAATGAAAAACATTATAATAGGTTTATTAGTAGTTATATGTGGTCTACATGCACTAGACGACATAAAGAGTAATACATATCTGTTAATGGATAAAGCAGTTGGTTATTATAATAGCCCGATTGATGATGGCGATAGAGATAATGGTACGTTAGTTAGAACTGTACTTAGAAATAACACTCTATTACTTATAGATAAAGATAAAATCGCTAGTACTATAAGTTACATAGGGGTTACCGGTACAGGTTACAATAATAAATATAAACATCAGTTAGGTGACTATGATGTTATAAATGTAGAGAACTTCTATTATACTAAACATTTAATAAATAATCTATATTTAACAACAGGTATATTAAACTTTAAAACAGGTAGTTTTAATAACACAGATCTTTATGATAGTACTAACGGTATAGGTATATATGGTTTAGTAGATTTTGAGTTAGAAGGACTATTGTTAACATGGAGAGATAGAGATACAATCATAACTGGTGGTAGGATATCAAAAGGAGAGTTCGTAGATACAGCTTACGTTATGGATACTAATCAATACACATACGATAACAGAAAAACTATGAAAGCATTTAACGGTAGTTATGGATATACTGTTTTGATTAAGAGTGATATAACTGATAAATTAAGTATGGATTTTAATTATTATACATATAAAGAGATACTCTATGACGCAGGTACTAAAGATCTAAAGTTAGTTGGCATAGAGTTCGTATATGATAGATTAGAAACCATAGGTGATACATTTTATATCATAGGCTCTATGTCTAAAACAAAAGGGGATAGTACTCTTTTAAACAAGTTTATAGAAACACCTCCAAGTAATAGTTATTTTGGTAAATATGAAACACACGGGTATTCCCTATTATTAGGTTATTCTAAGATATTTGATGATGTTATACTTCATCGCAGTATGAGGTTAGGGTTCGAAGGTAAATATGTATCTCCCGGTTATGACAACATGACTGTTGGTGTCCCATTGTCTATAAACAATAGTGGTGCATTAGGGTACACATTTAAAATGTATGATACAATAACTATTAAAAAAGATTTCATGGTTAAAGCTATGTTTGGTTATTATAAGAATACAACAAATAAAACAACACAAATATTTGGTGTTCCTAAAACATCACCTATAGACGAATATAGTGCTACTTATGAAGATATGGTTGCGTTTAGTATTGGTTTTATATATAAATTTTAACATAACTATGGACCATGGTCCATAGTTATGTATTGTTTTTTTAAATAGAACAGCTACCACTTTCACAGCTTATGCTATCATCTTCATCTTCTATAATAATCTCTTCTTTTATATCTGCTTTATACAGACTATCATCACCATCTCCGTCTTTATCTTTTTCTTTAGACTTAACATTAAGGTAGTACATAGATTTATGTCCATAATGCATAGCTATAAGTATATCTCTCATTAACTCTGATTTAGGTATCTTACCATCTACGTATTTTAATAAGTTTCTATACTCATTAAGACTTAATGCTTGATCCCACCACTTCTGAACAACAGCTGTAAACTTAAAGTAATCAGCATTGTTAAATTCATCACTCCATGCTGTAGTGTAGAAATCTTTGTGTGTTTCGTAATCAGGAACAACATTATATAAACCATGTTTCTTATAGATAAGACTTCTAGGTGGCTCTATACCAGATGTACTACCTGAAGGTATCGCAGAGTTACCATATGGCGCATTAGCGAATAGTGTGCTATGTCTAGTACCGGATTTTCTAGCTCTAACTTTAAGACCATCCCAATCTAACCCTAATGGTGATCTAGACACCAACTCATCAACATTCTTTTCATACGTATCTATAGGGAATATACCTTTACTATACTTATTATCGTAACTTAATAAACAAGGACCAAAATCTTCTGCTAGTTGTATAGATGTTTTTATCATATGGTAGGTAGCTAACTCACATCTTTCATTAATCAGCTCCATACCATCTTTAGTATTATACTTAACTTCATTAATAGCTAATAAGTGAAATACATCACTAAAACCTATACCTATGCCCCTACGCATCTTAGCAGCTTTCTCCATGTATGAAGATTCATATTTGTTATAGTCAATAAGCTCATCAAGAACCCTAACTAACAATTCAGAAACTATAGGGAGCCTTTCCACTTTAACATGTCCTATATTTATACCAGCAATAATACAAACACCTGTTTCATCCATAACAGGTAGACCTAATAGATCGAAATAATCATAAGGTAAAGTTTCATCTACAGTAGCTCCGAGATCACTATTAACAAACTCAAAGTGTCTAGTCATCTGTTTTCTTATAGTGTAAGAAAACTTATTTTCGTAAGATTGTAACGAGAATAACTGATGTCTTAATTCATAATAGTGTTTCATATCTTCTTCTGTATAAAATCTAATATTTCTTTTAATATTATACAAAGACTCAAGTGGAAATGTCGGCTGTGCGATCTCGTTACAGTTACCTGTTAAAACGCCATTGAACAATAATTTATTTCTTTTAGGTTCTGTACCGCAATAGGTATCACTAATGCCACCATCGTCGATTATAGCTTTAACTGTCACGAAACTCCTAGCATCTCTATTATAGTCATGGTGTCTTATATCTAATCTATGTAGTTTTATGCCGTGTTTTATTAACGTATTAACATCATTACCAGGTATAGTAATGCGCCATGCCTTTTTACATTTATATAATTTCGCACTACCATCGCCCTTATTCGTTGGTAGAGGAACAACGCGCTCGTTATTAAAAACCGAGATTTTCGCATCGATACCGAAATTTACTAAAAGTAAGCGTATCTTAGTAAGGTACTCTTCATTAACAGACGCTAGTTGTATAGACATAGCCCCGTTATTGTTAAGTACTGTTCCATCGCCATCCAACACACCAGCTAACCATTTTAATACATCAGATTTTCTATATTCTGATGTTGGTACAAAAAATTTATCCTCTAAATAGTTAGACGAATAATATACCTCAATAACTGAGTTATTATTTTCGTTAGCTTTAAAAAAACGTTTATACCTAATCTTCTTAAATAACTTATCTAATAAATTTGTTTTTTCGTTATACAGACGGATGCGTTTATTTTGCCCTAAATCGGTTCCATCAGATGTGAAGAAACCAGATGTATAGGGATTTAATATCAGTTTATCGCCAAATTTGACATCATCTGGTAATAGGAATTTTTCTAGTTTATCACCTATTAGTAACTCGTGTGTTCTTTTTTCGATTATCGGACTATCGTACTTATTAGGATCTTTCTTAACATACCATTTATGGTATGGCGTTACCTCCAGCTTAACACCGTTACTGAGTATGATAGTCCAAACTTTTTGACCGTCACTTGTTTTAAATAATTCTGTTTGTGACCACTCCTCACCATTCCAGCATTCCGTACTAGTAACTCCCATATCATTAACTAATTTACCTATTTCTATGTTACCATACTCTTTTGTTAATATTTCTGTACTACCAACAACGCAAAGGTTTAACTGATTAATAGGTACATCATAACCACCATGCATTTGCACCGCATCCATGAAAGCGGCATACTCTCTAGACTGTAACACGCGTTCATCTATAAAATTATCGAATATAACCTCTGCAGGTACCTTAGTTTGTCTTTCTACAGGAACAGTATTTTCATATTGTTCGTAAAATCTTTTAAAAGTTTTAAAATCACCAAGACATGTTTTAAGCATAGGTACATCATTTGTAAAAAATAATGTTATATCTTTACCATCTCTTAATCTCTCGAAGAATAACTTATTAAAGTTAATGGCATGGTCTAGATCTCTAGCTCTTGTATCATCAGTACCTTTAGCATTACCCCATGTCATCATCTTCAAGATCTCTACATTGTAAAAAGCATAGAATACAGTAGTGCTACCGTCTCTATCTGGTTGTACAAAAGCTTTAGTAGTTTTTTCACTGGCTTTAATAATAGGGAATGTACCAACATGTTGCATTCTACCATCATCTATATCAGCACCTTGGCCACGGATATCGTACCCGCCTAACCCAATACCGGCACCAGATGCAACAACAGTTAATATAGTAGAGAATGCGTTAGCTATACTTCTTTTCGTATCTCCTAATGGAATAAGTACACAACTTATAAAGTTTCTAAAAGTTGTTCTTAGTTTACCCATGATAGGTGTAGGTAGACTTATCTCAAAATCACTTAATGCTGTATATAACTCTTTAACCCAATATGCTCTTGTTTCTACATCATATTTTTCTTTATACTTAGCAAATGCGAATATAGCTATCATGATGTATGATTCTTGAGGAGTTTCTTTTATCTCTCCATAACGCTTTATCAAATACCCATCAGTATTTTTCTTTAAACCAGAATATGTGAACTTATCATCTTTATCATAATCTATGATAGACAATAACTCTTTAAACTCATCATCAGTGTAGTTCTCTTCTAAATAGGATTTATCATATACACCATTTTCGATATTACCAACGATATGTTTAACAAAATCATCTGGTTTATAATCACCATAAACTCTTTTTCTTAAATCTTGGTTAAGTAGCCTAGCTGCCGGTTTGTTGTATCTTGGGTCAGTTGGTATCTTATTACTAGCCGACATGATCAATGCGTGTTGTATCTCTGTAGAGCGCATACCGTCGACTATATTCATAGCTGCGTCCATCTCTATTTGCGATGCTGATACACCCTTTATACCTTTAACTGCTTCCTCTACATGCTGGTGATATTTCTCATCGTCAAGTGGTTCCATTACGCCGCTACGTTTCTTTATTAAAATTTGACTCATCTTTTCTCCTTATAGATTTTTTAAATATGTTGTTAATAACTCTTTTCTTTTCGAAGGAGTTAGATCATCGTTAACTGCATTAACTATATAATTAAGAACGTTCTCTTCCTGAGGTAACTTCTCTTCATCATCATTAACGATATAATCTTCTGTCCAAGGGATAGGGTTATCTTCTATAAGAACTCCTCCTATTCTATCAACATCAGGCTCTATGCCTATAGCACGCATTCTTCTTATAGTTAAATATACAACATAAGCTTTACATATCTTAGCATTCATACCTACATAACTGCCGTTACTAAACAGATAATCTATCCATTCAAATTCTTCTAATAGAGCTGTGTAATATCTTTCTTTTATTTTTGGTATAAGTGACTTAAAGATATCTTTAAATCCTTCCATCTCGTACATCTTTAGTTTATGGATAACATGTTGTGTTAACTTAAGATGTTCATTCTCATCTCTAGCGATAAAAATAAGATCACCTGTTAGTTCATTCATGTATTTATGTGTATGGTTGTAAGCCCATACTGTACTAAAGAAAGGATAGAATCTTATGCCTTCTAAAATATTAACTTCTACCCAAGCCATGATGAAAGCTGATTTAATTCTACGCATATCCTCTTCTGTTAACTCTATATCGAATAGAGTTTTATAGATATACTCTATAACAGCTTTATATGCAGCATTATATGGACCAGCGATAGAGTTAGCTATCTTAGTTAGATTAGGATCTGTGAATGACTCATCGAACACTTCACCTGGGTTAGTATACAAAGCTCTTAAGTGTTTTGTATAAGTTCTACTATGTTTATTAACTTCGAAGTGCTGCCATGTTGTTATAACAGCTTCTAGTTCAGGTATAGTTGTTACTTGTCCAAACATTAACACTGGACCACGACCGTTAACGCTATCTAAGAAGATAGCCCTCTGTAATCCTTTCTTAGTTACAAAACGCATAGCATCGCTAAGCTTCTGTTCATGGTCTACGATATCACCAGAACTAGTTATCTCATCCCATGCCCAGTCATGCCCCTGTTGTTTATTATTATTCTTGTCGAACCACTCGTATTTCATTTCGTCATAACGTTGCGTGTTCTTACCGCTACCAAAGAACATCGGTTCATCTATAAATTTTATAAGTTTATCGCTATATAATAAACATTTATTACTACCACTATTTGTGTTCTTTTCACTCATATTTTCATCCTTTTTATACTATTATGTTCAGATTAAAAGTTCTTTTAAAAAGATTACTTTTGGTATTGATTATATTATAAGTATATATTATTAATATAGTATAGTTATACTAATTATTAACATATGAAGGAGTGGCTATGGATAGTGTAGATTTCGGTAGCTTCGTTGTTAAAGATGTTTTATCTTTTTTAACTATGTTGTTTAAAGAAAGTGATAAACTTAATATTAAACTAGATAGAGACGTCTTAACATTGGAAATAAGGGATTGTGTAGGTAACCCAGTTAATAAACCACGTTACCCTGTTAACATTAAAAATAACAATAAGCTAGGTTGGTATTGTGAGAGATATAAACTTTGCTTATTACCTATGTTTAATGGTAAATATATTTTAAGAAAAGGTTGTGGTAAAAATAAACCTATAAGACCACTAGACGCTATAGAAGGGAGGATTAGATGATATCTACTAGGGAAGAATATTCAGAGGCTATAAGGTACCTTAAAAAGCTTTCTGACGCATATTATAATTCTGATACACTATTAGCAAGTGATGATGAATATGATAACCTTATGAAAGAGTTAAAAGAGTACGAACTTAAACATAATTTTATCCATCCATTATCACCTACTCAAAAGGTCGGGTATGAAGTTGCTAGTAGTTTTAAGAAATTAGAGCATGAGATAAGATTATACTCACAACAAGATATATTTACTATAGATGATTTTGTTAAATGGTACGAAAACATTATAGATAAATATGGTAGATTATGTCTAATAGCTGAACCAAAGTATGATGGACTAACGTTAAGTTTAGTTTATGAAGATGGTGAGTTAAAACATGCTATAACTAGAGGTAATGGACTCATAGGTGAAGATGTTTTTAGTAATGCTAAATATATAGGAAATATACCATTAACAATATCTTTAAAGAGAAAGATTATAGTAAATGGTGAGGTTGTTATGTCTAAGAAGAGGTTTGATATAATTAATAAGAAACGTGAAAATAACGGGGAGGCATTATTAGCTAACCCTAGAAATGCTGCAGCTGGCGCTATTAGAAGTTTAGATAGTAGAGTTGTTAAAGAAAGGGGATTAGAGTTTTTAGCATGGGAGTTAAAGGATAGCGACATAGAGTCATTACAGGAAGGTAATGAGATATTAAAGAACCTTAATTTTAAAGCAGCTGAACAAATGTTTGTATGTAGACCCGATCTATTAGAAGAAGTTGTTAGTAAATATACTAATAAGAGGGATAGTTACAATTATGGACTAGATGGCGTCGTATTTAAGGTAAATAAAACTACTATGCATGATAAAATAGGCTATACCGTTAAATATCCTAAATGGTCAGTAGCTATGAAATTTGAACCAGTAGAGAAGACTACTAAGATCATAGATATTAAAACACAAGTAGGTAGAACAGGCATTATAACACCAGTAGCTATATTAGAACCAACGCTTATAGATGGGTCAGTTGTATCCAGAGTGACATTACATAATTACCAAGAGATAAAAAGAAAGGATATACGTATAAATGATTACATTATACTTATAAAGTCTGGTGACATCATACCAAAGATAACACATGTATTTAAAGAAAGGAGAGATGATACAGTTAAAGTAGTTAAAGAACCAGAACATTGCCCTACGTGTGGTACAGGTGTTATTAAAGAGGATACTTATATAAAATGTCCTAACGAAGAATGTCCTTCTCGTATAGGTAGAAAGATTATGCATTTTGTAGGTAGAGACTATATGAATATAGATGGACTTGGACCTAGTGTTATAAATAAATTAGTAGATGCTGGTTATATAAAATCTTTAGTAGATATATATAAATTACAACCAGATGATGTTTATTCAGTAGGTGGGTTCACTATGAAAGGAGTCGATAAACTCCTTAAATCTATAGATACTAGTAAAGATGTAGAATTAGATAGGTTTATAGCTGCTTTAGGTATCCCTAACTTCGGTAGGACATTAGCTAAAAGATTAACAGCTAAATACGGTATGGATTTACTAAACTTTACTAAAGAAGAACTTATGAAAGAGGATGGCATAGGTGAGGAGATAGCTGAAGCATTTGATAACTATATGCATAAACATAAGAACATGATAAGTGAATTTAAACAAATTCTTAATTTAAAAGTAAAGTCTAATACAGTTGGTAAGTTATCTGGGGAGAAGATAGTTTTAACAGGCAGCTTCCCTAATGGTAAATCTAAAGTTAAAAAGATAATAGAGGATAGTGGTGGGGATATAGTTAGTTCAGTTACGAAAGATACCACTATGTTAGTATATGGTGAAAGTCCCGGTAGTAAACTAAATAAAGCTAAACTACTTAATAAAAAGATACTCACTTATGAAGAACTATTAACTTTAATAAAGTGAGTTAAATCAAAAAGGAGCTATAATGGATATAGTTAAAATAAAAAGAAAGTTGGCTATGGTTATTACTATAGTTATGTTCGTGTTGTACTATTTAAGTACGGACCCTGATACTAAAGTATTTCAGAACCTAACATTTGGTGTAGGCATGATCATGACGATAAATATCTTTGTTATAGCGTTAGCTAGTATTGTTGTTATAGAGTTCTTACCCGACTTCTTTATAGATGTTATATATGGTAAAGAAGAGGATTTAAGGCTTAAGGCAGTTGAAACACCACAAGGGGCTGGTTCCGCCCTTATAGCTAAGTCTATACGTATATTAGCTTACGCTATCATTATAGCAGCTTCTATAGTAGCATATAATGCTAGTTGATGAGAATAGAGATATATTTCGATTCACTTATTATAAAACTCTTACAGTAACGACACTTAAGGAAGCATTATTGTTTCCTGTCGTTCCTTCTGATACCGATGTTCAGAATCTCATAAATAAACTTAACATAATAACTAAATCCAATAACCCGGCATTAGAAGATCTTAGTTTGCTTAAGGATAAAAGTTATAAGTATTTAGAATACCCTGTTCCTTTATTGTACATAGGGCAAGAGGTTAAAGATTTACTTAACCTTATACCTGTTAAGATAGAAATAAGAACAAAAGACGACATCAGGCATTTACAAACAAAACAGTCTGATAGAGTTATAAGTGAAGAGTTATATACAGCAATGAAAGATGATCCATTAACTATAGTTAGGCAACTTGATAAAAGTAACTATGTTTTAAGAGATTATGATAAGTTCTATAGAGATGGTGTTTATGAGGAGTTTACTGTTACGTTAGGATATTTAGTTAATTTAGATATACCTAATGAAGAGTTACTAGAATTAGACGTTAACTATGATGATTATCTATATATAAATGTAGACCTACCGGAACCGTTATATGGTACACATACATTTATACCCAGAACTAAAGTATTACAAGGTAGCGCTTATGAGGATAAAGAATGGTGTCCTATGGGTTTACTAGAAGATATACTTAATATAGATATAAACGATATTAAATCTCATATAGTTAGGAAGTTTGTATATGATGTAAAAAAATCTGTTATAGATATGTATGAGGACGATTTTGATACTTACGGTAGCCATAAAGTTATTATAGACTATATCAACAGGACATGGACTGATGATTTACGGTATAAATTAGAGGAAGAGTTTCCTGATATAATTAGTTTTAATACAGATGGACTAACAAAGTATAAAAGATTCACATTACTTTATAGAAAAATCGAAGACGATACTAACATTACTATACCAGATGATGTTAGGTATTCTAAAGATAAAAACTATGTATTAAAAGTACTATGTGATAAGATAAATAATAAATAAGGAAATGTTATGGATAAGACATTAACAAGCCTATCAGGCGTGGAATTTAGTTTAAAGTTTGAGCATGATGTAAATGAAAGTACTATCATGCTCCAGATAAGAGATACGAATAAGGTAGAAACGAGATATCATATACCTAAGTACACATTTACAGATAACGCATGTGTGGAGAAATATCTTATAGAAAATGTAGAGTCTGAAGGACTTAAGATAACCGTAGTTGTTCCAGGTGGGCTAAATAATGGATAGAGAAAAGTTATATTATTTTAAGAAACACTATGACGCTACTAACTTCGATGAGTATATGTGTTATGTGTGGTGTGATAAAGTTTTAAAAGAACTTAACAAAGAAAAAGCTAATGAGGTATATGAATCTATACCAGATAAGTATAGAAATATTATAGAAAAGAAACAGTAGTATGTGGTATTAACCACATACTACTAAAACTTATACCCAAAAGTTATGGTTCCGTTATTTTCTTTACAATATGATATCTTAGACTCGTCATATTTTTTATACTTATCTATTCTTGTTTTAGTAACATCTTTAACATGATGTCTATTTATATCCCATGCTGTTCTATTACCATATAATTTCTTTTTTCCTCTAACGTCCTTTATTAGTTCTACGTTATCGAACCAAACATCAGGATCACAACCTTTTCTTAGTTTACATATCCTTCTTTCTTTATATACATACCCACCACCATTATAGATACTATCAGCAAAATAAACTCTCTCCTCTACTGGTATGGTTGACGCTAACTTTCTATAGTTATCACGCCATAGTAAAAGACCAGCCTTTATTTGTAAATCAGGTCTCTGTTTTATATTGTCCCAGTTTAGTTCATGTAGTTCTTTGGGATGTTTCTTTTTTAGCGTTGCTACGATATCCCATCTTATTCTACCATCTTTTCTAAATGTTCTAGTTAACTGAAAAAAACCAACACCTTGCTCTCTTTTAGTTTTAAGCTCGGATACAGGGCTATAGCATCTTCTAGCCCAATATCCATTACCACATAACGCAACACATGATTCATGTTCTATAAGTGACTGGAAATAATAAGGTCTGTTATATTCAGGTATTATAGTAGCGACTTCTGAAACTATAATAGGTGCTAACTCTTTAGCCTTTACAGGTATATAAGTTTTAACAGGACATCCTGCATGTAATAAAAATGACAAAATAAACAATGGTATTAAAATACGCATAGTAACTCCTTTAAATAAAATTCAATAGAGATACCGAATAAATTAGCAACAAAATGAAAAGAGGATATATAGTATATGGGTGATCCCATATACTACTTTTTAGTTTTCTTTTTTATAAGTTTATTACTATATGCATTAACTGTTAAGATAACATCATCATTATTAAGGAGTATGAGTATCTTATATTCTATCATACCACCCTTATCAGTAACCATTAATATAGCCTTAGGATCTTTACTCTCTAATCTACGTAATGTATTTCTAGGAGGTAGGTCATATTTCATAACCAGATTTATCTTAGTTTTCTCATAACTTGTTTTTATTATAAACTTATCATTCTTTATATCTTTCTTAAGTATGTTCTTACCTTTAGCATCTTTAGTATACAACATATCAGTTATATCTATATAATCTATAGGTAATACTTTATCATCTTTAAAATACTCATGTAACTCTTTTTCGTAATCTAAAAACTTATCTTGCACTATGTTACTTAACCCAGCCGGATATAACTCCCTAGCAACTTCTTCACCCTGTATAGTTTTAATAGTTAGATACTTATTATTACTTAATATTAAGTAATCGTCTTTATATCTAAGATAATCTCTTAATATATTTTTATTAAGTAATTCTTTAAGTCTTATTATATACGGTACATAAGACTCCCCTAATACATCCCTAATAGTTTTTATAGTATCAAAAATAACTTTATTGGTTTCTTTTGTTTTTAATATAGTGTAACTAACATAACTCATCTTCTTACCTATCTCAGATTCTTTCTTATAATTAAGACCATAATAACTTCTATCAGCAGTAACTACATCAGGATAGAAACTAAATAATTGTTTAAAGTGGTATAGATCTGCATCTACTACAGGATCCTTCCAGAAATCACTATCCCCTATATAAATATTAAAATTAGCTCTATTCGGTTTTTTACGTAACATCCTACCCATGTTAGCTAACATATCTGCTCTATTATTACCTAGATCATCAGTATGCGCATTAACCTTTTTAAAAGAAACAACATAATCATTTTTTATACTATGTATAGATTCAGATAGTTTCTTTATTCTATCAGCATTAGCAACTACATTTTCTAAATCCATTTCGTTATTTAGAATCTTATTAGCAGCGTTAAGGACGTAAGTGGAGTCGCATTTAAAATCTAACTTATCTATTTTCATATCTATAGTCTTTTCTATATGTTTTATTTTACTTATAGACTCGATAACGGCATCTAATTCTGCTGTATTGTTAGTTGTACTCGTATCATCAGTATAACCATATAACTCCACACAATGAAGTAACCCTAGTAATGTTTTGTCATCTCTTAATTTAAAATCAACTGTTGTTTTATATCCGTCAGGTGTTAACTTGTATTTACCTAATACATTCTTAGGTTTAGTTTTAGAATCAGCTATCGTTATATGTACCCCATAACCTGTTGGTCCGGGATTAGTCGGCCCAGCACTACCATCACAATAAACAAAAGCTACTACAATATTATCATTCTCTTCTATATTATCCATCATATGTCCTTTTTTATTCTATTCATGAAAGTAGCCCAATGAGTATTTTAATAGATAGTATATTATCTACCTGTAATCACTTATATATTATTAATATAGTATGTATATACTAATAAATTTATTTAAGGAAGTTGTCATGGAAAAGATTTATGATTTAGGAGAAATGAATATAAGTGCTAAAAATGGTGTTATAGTTGTTACTAAAATGTATGACGGTAGAGAAGAAGAGATAACTTTTGATAATTATGAAGAAGCTGTGAAGTATAGGGATGAGCAGTATCTTTATACGTCTAGAACTAACACTGGTTTTAAGTCTATAAATGTCTATAAGAAAAAGAATGGTTCTGTTGTAGTTAAACTTAACATTAGTTATAGAGGAAAATACACTATAAGAAAAACAGTTATAAAAAGTATAGATGAATACATTGTAACAGTTGAAAGGTACTTAGGTATAATTATAGATGCATTTGGTTTATTATGTGGTAAACCAAAGGTAACAAACAATAAATGGTTGGATGAATTTAACTTAACAAAAGAAAATACTAAATTAAGTATTTATGAAGTTGACGATGGTGACGAGTTATATTATGCTGTTGGGTACGGTAGTGATGACGTCATAAAACTATTTAACTATGAAGGCATTAATGTTCTACATGTTAGAGTTATTGGGAAACCATTACATAATGAATTTACTGAGTCTAAAATATTAAAGTAGTTAGGATATATCCTAACTACTATTTTTCTTTTTCTTGATTAAAAATAAGGAGTTATCATGCAACCATTATTACCGCCCATAGGATTAAAAGGGACGTTCACATTACAAGAACCATTAAGCGCTATACTAAACCCAAATATAACTTATAAAGTTTTCGGTATAGAATCTATAAAGAAATTAGTTAAAGATGATATTGATGTTAAAACTATCATATATATTAACCAAGGTCTTACTATAGAAGATTACGAAAATGATTATATAAACGATATACCTATAGTAACGTTAATCACTGAAGCTGAGCAATTATTCTATATACCATCTAGATATATAGTAAATATGCCGGAAGCTACTGGTATTATTTATAAACAAAGAGTTATACTAGTTAACTTAGGTTATGTTAGAGATGAAATGGATGTTGAGTTTATAGCACAGGAAGTAGCTGACCAAGTTAGTGCTTATACAGGGTTAAAATGTACTAGTAGTGTTGAAGATGTTTCTGGGGATTATTTACTAAGTTATGAAGATGCTGATATTAAAGAGAAGGACAGATTAAAAAATGTTACAAATAACATAACATGTACTGGTAGACTAGCAGCATGTCAAAAAACATTAGAGTATTATAAGACTAAGGCTAAACTACTTATAGATAAAATAAAGTAACTTGTTTCTATAAAATTTCATAACCATATTATTAATATAGTACAATGTACTAATTTTAAATATATGAAGGAGTTGGATATGGATAAAGATATTCTATATAATATCGCTGATATATTATCCAATGTCGGTAATGGGGTTAAGGTTATAGATGATTCCTATATAGGAATCGTTAAAGATGATGAACACGCTATACAAAGATGTATAGAGAAGTTTAATCTATCTGTTTTCATAACAGAAAATTATAGTAAACCTGTATTACCTATAGGTATAGCAGATATAGATGATGAAACGATATACCTAACGATCATGCCTAGAGAAGGTTTCGATATGACTGATAGACACCTGAGAGTTCTTAAGCTTATAGCTGAGGATGATAACTATGTTCTATAGATCATTAACTTACCCAGGTGTATTCGAAGTAAGAGAGAACCCTAAGACAAAAGAATACTACTTAGAAAGGAAGGAGCTTAACTATAAAGTACCAAGTAAACTTTATGGTGGTATGGATAAATATGTAGAGTTCTACTGGAATAGTTTTGAAAGAATGTCTTATACGGGTGGATTATTATTAACTGGACAAAAAGGTTCTGGTAAAACAGTTATATCAGCAACACTCTGCAACAGAGCCATACAGCACGGGATGCAAGTTGTAGAAATAACTAATGTGTCGTTTTCTACTAATCTATTAAGATTCCTAGATGAATTAGATAGTGTTGTGTTATTCTTCGATGAGTTTGGTAAAAACTTCTCTATTCAGCAACAGGATAAGATGTTGACTGTCCTTAGTAATATATCTGGTAAAGAGCGCGTCATACTTATAACAGAAAATGAACCGAGAAGGGTATCTGAGTTTATACGTAACAGACCTGGTAGAGTTAAGTATAGTTTACACTTTAATAAGTTACCTATAAAGGTTGTAGAGGAATACTGTAGTGAGAAAAACGTATCTGGTAAGTTCTATAAGGATTTCTTAGATGCGTATAATTCTATTATAACATTCCAGTTCGACCACCTTATAGCTATTGTAGAGGAACATCTTTATAATCCAGATATGGAGTTCGAAGAACTTATTGAGTTATTGAACATAGAAGATATGTCCGGTAAGAAAGTCGTTGTTCCATTTATGGCTATGGATAGTGAAACAGGTGATAGTTATGATATACTTAATTCATCACCAAATAGTTTACCGCTAGATAATCTAGAGAAGCATGGTAATCTATATCTTAATGTAGCTAAAGTAATGAGTAAAGACGAAAAAGCCAACCAGCATCCAGGCTCATTTAGAAGTGATAGTAAGAATATCATACTAGATAAAAAATGCATCAAGTCTACTGATGAGGAGACTATAACATTCGAGATTAATAAGATAACGGTTGTGTGTAAGATAGAGAGACAATAAAAAGGATATAAGATGGATATGTTATTCGCAAAAGGTAGTAAATTTGATTTAGTTAATATCTTTAATGTAACTAATATGCTTAAAGTAATGTTAATGCACCAGAGGTTATTAAAGTTTTATCTTAACGATGAAATTAAAATAGAAGTTTCTCATACAGGAGATATAAAACCTATTAACAAAGTGGCTAAAGTTCTATTTGCTAACTTAGATTTATTGGATCTTATTTATACAATAAGGGCATCAGACGAAGCAACTGGTGGTTATATAATAACTATATCTAGTAAAGAAAAAGAGGAACGGATAGAGGAGTTATTGTTAAAGTTAACTAGTGGCGTAAAATTCACAACAAATGAAAGTTACATATCACCTAAGACTATATTAGTAAAATTAGACGATTGTTTAAAAATAGAGAGCTTGAGAGATAACTTGGTTCTTATAGATTATCGTAAGAAAAGTATATTCGCTATAAAAGAGATAAGTCTTTATGTATATGAAATAAAATAACAGTAGGAGCGTCAGCTCCTACTGTTGTATTTCCTTTCTATTTTTTTTCATAACCATATTATTAATATAGTGCTAGTCACTAAATACATTTTTTAAAGGAGTTCTATATGGCTATTGTACAAAGTTATATACAACTAGATGACTTATATCAAAGGGTTAATAGGAAACTATTACTTAATGATATTTCACTCAGTACTGATAATATCAAAGATCTTATCTATACAACGTATGACGATGAGATCTCTATGATACCTCAGTGTGAGTGCGGTTATTATAAGAAAGCCTACCTGTTGGGTAGAACATGTCCTAGATGCGACACAACTGTTGTTAACGTATTCGACTCAGTGGAGCCTATATTGTGGGTAGAGAAGTTTAGAAAAGAGTTGGTATTTATTAACCCTAAGTTTTGGGCTGATTTATCGAGAACTATTAATACTAAAGTAGATGGTTTAAGATGGTTATCAGACACAACTTATAACCCACCATCTATACCGATAGTTCTATTATCTTTAAAAGAGATCATAGGCGGTAGAAGTTATCTTAATGTTGTTAACAATTTAGAGAAGATCATCATATTTCTTAAGAATAATGCATATTATAAAACATTAACTAAACAAGTTAAGCTAGATGCATTACTTAAGTTATATAGAGAAGATCATGATAAAATCTTTTCAGACCACATACCTCTTATTAACAAAAAGTTGTTTGTTATGGAAACAACTAATAAGGGTAACTACACATCTGTTTTACTATCTGATATCATAGACTTAGCATTATTAGCTATCAATACGTCTAACGATATCACTATGACAAATAAACGGTTAGAAACTAACACAGCTAAGATCATAAGTAAATCAGCAGAGTTATTTACTAACTATGTTAAAGATCTCGTGTCTAGAAAAGGCGGTCTTATCCGTAAGAATATTTATGGTACAAGAGCTCATTTTACATTTAGATGTGTTGTTTCTTCATTAGGTAGGGAATATGATTATGACACTATACATGTCCCATGGTCCATACTAACAACAACATTTAGACCGCATGTTCTTAACAAACTTAAAAGAAGAGGTTATACTTATAAACAAGCATCTGCTAAGGTGTTTAACGCTACTCTTATGTTCGACCAAGAGATAGCAGATATAGGTGATGAACTAATACGTGAAGCTAAAGGTAAAGGTATCGCTGTATTGGGTAACAGGAATCAAATAGGGTTCCATTCAGAGTTAGCTGCTTAATAACTCTGTCTAAAGAACGTGGCTAATCGCGGGAAACTCCATAAGTCGTATATTACTACTCATACACAGAAATGTAGTATGACACCTACACCGTAATTAAGGATAAGTAGGCATAGTGAAAAGATATACACTGGAGCGATCGACGCAGCGAAGTCCCTAAGTACTTATGTATATGGGATGTGCTCAACGACTATCGAACGATGCGTCTTAAGAGTGATCTTAAGAGGAGTGACAGAGATATAAAATTCTCTGGTACCATATGGTATTAAATCCAGTAGAGTAGGGCTATAGTTATACTATAGTGGATCAGGCGATCCTTAAATCGAAACGCCACGATATATATAAATCTTAAAAACAACAAGGAAACAAAAAATGAAAGAGGAATGGAGGGAGATAGAGAATTGTAAAGGATATCTTATATCCAATACTGGTAAAGTACTTAATACATTAACAGGTAAAATAAGAAAGACCTTTAAATCTAACAGAGGCTATGAGAGGATTAACCTGCCTCTAGATGATGGCGGTAAACTCAATCGCAGCATACATGTAATGGTTATTAACGCCTTCGGTAAACCAGAAGATATCAAACTACGGGATGGCCATAAATACCAGATCAATCATAAAGATGGTAATAAATACAATAACCATATATCTAACTTAGAAGCGGTATCTGCTTCGGAGAATGTTAAACATGCGTTCAAAGAGGGCCTTCGCAAAGATAACTTCAAATGTATCTTAGAGGATATAAAAGAAGGTACTAAAAAGAACTTCATCAGTCTTGAAGAGCTTAGTAAATACCTGAAGATAAGTAATGATACCCTCATAGCTTATATACCTAGATCTAGTAAATATCCTATAAACGGTAGATATAAGATAACTGCTAAAGTACATTTTACTGGTGATTCAGATAGACTCGTATATGTACTAGACCATATGGCAGGCGAGGTAAAAGAATATAATAACTTATACCACGCATCATTCGCCACAGGTATAGTTCATACATCGTTTAGTAAGGATCTATTAAAACAAGACACTAAATACATAGGCGGATACACGTTCTCGTATAAACCTATAGATACATCTAAGATAACTTTAGATCTAGAAGATAAGGAGAGAGCACAGCGCGATAGAACAGCTATATGGTCTAAACCCATCAAAAAGATATGTAATGGTATCAGAGTCTATGATCCAGTTAACGGTACCATTACTGAATATCAGGCTGTCACAGACTTTGCTAATAAACTAAATGTTAAACCTAGAACTATAAGCGCTAAAGTAGAAACTGCTGCTAAGAAGTTTAATAGAGCTGGTATATTTAGTGGTTATGTCATTACGAGATTATGTGATGATTATCCTTTAAAGGATATTTATACTAATAAACAATTAATACTTAGTAAGCATGGTAAATCTATAGATGGTAAGTTGTACAAACTTAATAATAGATATATCTATAGTCGAGTAGAGCTAGCTAAAGAGTTAGGGTTAACTATTGGCGTAATGGCGTCTCTTAATAATAGGGCGTTAGAGGAAAAATATGGTGTCGAGACGATCGATTAACAATAGGTTAAGCAGACCTATAAGATTTATATATATATGATATAGTCTGTGTTGCGTACTGTAATACTTATGTGTTACAATATAGTATGCAACTAGCCTTCGTTGCTCCAAGGCAGCATACAAAAACTATATATAACAAAATTTAAGCATGATGCTAACGATACAACGGTCTCTATATCCGTTCTCGTGGCTAGCGCTTATAATATGGATAAAATTTCTTAGTAGATAAATAAAAAACAACGCATAAAACAAACAAACAGGGGTATAGAATGGGTAAAAAGTTAACTACCGAGGAGTTCATCGGTAGAGCCACTAAAGTCCATAACGGACGTTATACTTACGATAACGCAGTATACAAAAACAGAAGCACAAAAATAACCATAACATGTAAGATACATGGTGACTACCAGCAAAGACCAGGAGACCACTTAAACGGCTTCGGGTGTAGCGAATGTTCAGGTAACAGTAAAATGAATACAGAAAGGTTCATAAAGAAAGCTAGGGAGAAGTTTGGTAATAAACTTGATTATAGTAAAGTTAACTATAAAAACAATAGAACTAACATAACCATAGGTTGTCCGATACATGGTGAGTTCGATACAACACCACAGTTATTATTACGTGGCCATGGGTGTCCTAAGTGTGGTGGTAGCTCAGGTGAATTAGCTATAAGTAGTATATTAGATAAGTATGGTATAGAATATAAACGTGAGTTCAGGGTATCTATAAATGGTAAACAATATAGGTATGATTTTTATATACCTATAGTAAATATGTTATTAGAGTTTCATAGTGGCCAACATTATACTCCAGTAAAAATCTGGGGTGGTGAACATGGTTTTAAGAAACGACAGGCTAGTGACATAGTAAAAAAGAGATATGCTAAAGAGAATGGTTACGCTTTCGCTGTGTTGAATTATTTAGATATAGACAATATAGAGGAAGTGTTAAAGAAAAAGTTGACTAATATTTGTAAATATTGGTTTATTAAAGATGGTGAAATGGTGGCGACCAATTCACTCGTTTATATAGGTAAATTATATAATGTACCCGGCAACACCCTAGTTAGAGATACTATATCGACTCTAGGAATAAAATTGTTATTTTAAATACTAAGATAAGAAGTCCCTTATATAGGTAACTATATAAGCAAACTCTCCTAACTGCGGGAAGAGATCGTTATGTTAGCAATACTACTCATAGCTGGAAACAGACTATGATACCCTAGCCGTAATAGTGGAACTAAGGGCATAGTAAAAACTTGTTAAATAGATCTTAATCGACGCAACGAAGTGCCTAACCTTCATAGAGGTATGGTATGTGTTCAGAGGCCATCGAAATCTATACTAAGCTGGTAACAGACTTAGTTAATCACAACCATGACGTAATAACTGGTTGGTATCTTATAAAGATATTAAAGAAAGTAGAGTAGCTGTATTTTAATATGGCGAAACGGAGAGGGTCCTACATTACTCTATGGGTATGTAAGTGATCATGATATGGTCCACACTTCGAGAGAAGTGGGTTTGATGGAGATTAAAAAATAGTCCGTATTTACGAGATTAGTTTAAGAAAAGCTGCAAAGTTCCTTAATATCGATAGAAAAACATTGGTAAAAAAACTCGGAACGGAATGGTTATACTATAAAAATAATTTAATTGGTCTCCCTAATCAGTAATGATTAGCTCTACCGTAAGGTAGTTGATACACCTCTAATTGCGGGGAGGAGTTGTTATATTAATAGTACCACCCATAGCTGGAAACAGACTATGTAACTAGTGTCGGTAATAGAAATACTAGCATGGTAAAAACCTATTGATTAGACTCCGATCGACGCAGCGAAGCACCTTAAACCACGAGAGTGATCTAGTATGACTAGAGTGTGTGAGTTCAACGACTATCGAAATCTATACTAGACTAGTGATAGATCTAGTTAATCACACAGGTAGTGTAGTAACCCTGTGGCTACATATGTAGTTAAAGAAAGTAGAGTAGCGCCAAGTGGTGGGGTATTGTCCCCTTAAAGACGAAATGGGGTGATCCTATATAACTCGTGTAGTTATATAAGGAATAAGATATAGTCTTGTATCCATCTGTAATGGATGGGAAGTTCATGTAGAGATACTGAGAACTGGTGAGTAGTAGCGCACTTGCTGAAAGCGACGGAATTAAACTTTGCCTTATTACTTAGTAATAGACTAGTAGAGTTAGCAGAGGTGTTCGCACCACACAACAATCTACCTGCTCTAGATATTTACAAGATAAGCGGTAACCTTAACTTACCTAAAACAAGTTCATTAACATTAATGAATTATCTTAGTAAAGTAGAAGAGGATGATCCAGATTGTCCTGTGTATAAACAAATATTAGAAATGTGATGTATGGTGGGATGTCCCACCATACATTCTAATCTTTTTTATTTTTATATTATTAAAATAGTACAGTGTACTAATAAAAGTAAATAAGGAAGAATCATGGAAAAGATTAAAGACGCATTAGTAACGCTGGTAGCTATTGCTTTTGTAGGTTACATTATGATAGGTAATATATACTTAAGAGTAACGCACCCTGAATACACAGAGACTCAGTTATTTTTAACCATAGTTACGTATGGGTATTATGATATCGATAAATAGAATGGAGTAAACATGGATTATTTTATAATTGGTACCATTATGTTTCTATTATTAGTAGTATTCACACCAAAACAGAATGATGACAGGCTATATATGATAGGCATCAATGGCGGATGTGAGATGTGTAGAAAATATTATTTCTATAAACTGTACATAGCAAAACTGGATAAGAATGTATATTTTTACACACGTAATAGATGTTTAAAAATTGAGAACTTAGGAACATCTATAGGTGAGCCAAGTTATAAATACGATAGCCTAGAAGAATTATTGGAACATAGGATATGGGTGAAATACAGAATCTTTAAAAGACTGATACGCCGATATTAAATTATAGTGTAGAATGTAGTATAGCGCGATATCGCGCTATACTATGCATTTGTGTATCAAAAGCATATATAAATTACTATACGCTTTTTTCTTTTGAATAAAAGGAGTTAATATGTATAAGGTAGCGTTATTAAAAGAAGATGAATATAACATATTATTGGTTATATCTAATGGTAGGTTAGGTATTATAAAATCTAAAGATGAATTAGATATACATGATGATACCTTAGAAAGATTATATAAGGTAACAACATATGAAAAACGACCAGATTTATTATTAGAAACATTGTATAAAGGAGAGGTAAAATATTTCGAAGAAGAGCAGATAGTTTCACAATCTGGATTAGTTATAGATAAATTTGATAATGTCATAATTCTTTATAAGCCTGTAATCAGATGGCATCATGTAGATGATAATAAACTATGTATAGAATATAATGTTAACAGTAGAGAAGATCCTGAATACGTAAATATCGTTGTAACAGATGAACTAAACAATTATATAATGTATAGAAACAATAACAAAATAGTCGTTCTTAATAATTTACCATATGAAATATGTAAGATATACTAGCGTAGCTAGTATATCTTATCTTTTTATCTCTATGATTTTATTATGCGTACCTGTAAAGTTTATACCATCATTGTCTAATACAATAACATCTGTATTTTTAAATCTACCAAACATATCGTCAAAATGGCTTATCATAAATACCTGATTAAAATAACCTTTACTTAACTCGTCTACAAAATCATATACACTAACTCTATGACTAACTGAAAATGTACTACCTAACTCATCTAGGATAAGAGGGTAATCTAGTAACTCTAAGAATTCCATAGCTGTTATTTTAAATGCTAAGTCTATGATATCTTTTATAGAGCTACTACCTTTACTTATATCGGGTATGATTTTAGCGCTATTAATATTAACAGGGAATCTAAATGTTAAATCACTTTCATTTATATCACATGGTAATATATCTATTTCATAAGACCATACTTTATTAATGATCTCATTCATTCTGTTAAGTATAGAGTTCATAGTTGTATTTATAGATTCGCCTATTAAACCCTTAGTCGGTGATAATAGTTTCTCTAACTCTTTAACGCTTTTAAGTTTAATCTCATATTCTTTTAACTCTAACTCTAACTCTTCACTATTAGACTTAAGCCTATCAAATTCTAATAGTTTAGTTTCTATATCAGTTATATCTCTCTTAAGTTCTAAAACAACATTGTTTATATATCTATTAAACTCTACCTCCCGTACGTTAAGTTTATATTTATGTTGTCTCCTGATTAATGAAGATATGTCAGTTTGTAGTGATATTATTGTGTCCAGTTGTTTTAACTTTAACTTATAACTATCTATAGTATTATTTATACTTTCTATCTTGTGTATATTGGATATATGCTCATCTATAAGTTCTTTCTTTCTATTAGCTATGAAATCTAGCTTTTCAGAAGATAGTTTTTTATAAACGTTTATTTTACTATCTAATTCTGCTAACTTATCTCTTAAAGATAGCAGTTCGTTATAATCTGGTAGTACAGCTAAAGTAGAACTAAATATAGATACGATATGTTCTGTTATAAGAGGTTCTAAACGTTTTTTCATATGTTTACAACAACTATCTAGCTCATCTGTTAGACTATCTAACGTATTATTTAGATCAAGAGTCTGTTCTAACTGAAACTTGATAGTTTCATATTCTTCTGTTATCTTTTCTTTTTCTTTATATATCTTACTTATCTCTTCCTTAAGTTTAATATATTTACCATTATCAAAGTTAGGTTTAAATATGTTAGAACAAGATGGACATGTTACATCGGGCTGCTCTTTAAAAGAACTTAGTAACATAAATTCTTTATCTAGTTTTATAAACTGTTCAGATAGTAATGATAACTTACCTTCTTTATGTTTTAATAAATCTCTTAACTTACTTACATCTGTACTATGATAACTAACTAATGGCTGTATACTCTCAGCTTTCATTAACAATGAGTTATACGAATTTCTATATGAAGACGTCTCTAATATTAGTTCATCTATATCATTAACATCGTATCTAACAAGTAACTCTTTTATTTTAGATAATAGACTATTTTTCTCTTCTTCTAAATCTTTTAAAGAAACACCTTTATCTATTTTAAGTTCATCTATTTTAGATAGTTGTTGTTGTATTTTTTTACTTCTTTCACGTATATCATCACGTTGTTTTAATAGTGAAAAGATTTCTCTATTATAAAACTCTTTATTCTTACCTTGTTCTATTTTAGACATATAATGTTCTAATTCATTCACTTTCTGTTCTAAAAGATTGATATTAACTGGTTGCATCTGTTGTTCATTACTTTTCATAGATAACATATGGTCGACTAGTTTATACAACATCTCTTTCTCTGTTTCTAGACCTTTTATATATTCAGGAGTTAATTCCTTCATAAGGTCTGAATTCTTCATGAGTTTAGCTTGCACTAATTTCATAAATGAAGTTAATTCTTTAAGTCTAACTTTAGTTTTATTATACAGGTTAAGTGCGTAATCATAATCTACGGTTGTTAATATATCTGTGAACCATCTCTTTCTTTCTGATACAGACATAGATGTAAAGTTATTAGTAGACAATAACATCTCGTATATATGTTTATTAAGTTTAAAATGTTGTTCTATCAATATCTTCTGTGTCTTCTGTATATACTGTTTATTAAGTTCTTCATCGTTAACTATAAAACTATGTTTGTTATTATCTCTATTATAACTTATAACATACTTATTACTATTATGTTCAAGTCTAAGTATCTTATAACCGCCTTTACCGTAGTCATTTTTAAGTTCATCTACATTCGGGAACATCTCCTTAACTAGAGATGATTTACCGGAACCATTTCTACCAAGTATAATATTAAACGATGTTTCTGGTGTGTATATAATATGTTTTATACCTGATACATAAAGTCTTGTATAATTTTTTAATTCTAAACTTATTAATTTCATATCTTACTCCTAAAATTCAGTTAATTGTTTATATGTGTAAATTAACTATATAGTAATACATCTGTTGAAATTATAGCAAAGGATAACGATGTTTACTAGTAATGTATACAATATGTATAGTAAAAAAGTTGATGAAGTTTCAACTGGGCTTATAAAAGATCTTGTTGGTAATGAAGATATAGATGTCGGGAATGAAGGTTTTGAACTACTAGACAAAACTCTTTATAAAATAGATAAAGCTTTTGAAAATAGCATTAAAGGTGTTATGGGATTCTTTCAAAATACAAATATCTTTATAGAAGACCTTATGGAGTATAAAACTAAGACACCTTCTATTACTAACTTACATAAAGCTAGACCTACATTTATAAAAGTTAGCGACAGAATAAAGTTCCATAGCGTGGAGAATAGGAAAGCTCCTGTTATATTAGGACTTAAGTTAACGTATAAAGAGTTGATGGAACTATTAGCTGCTAATAGTAGTTATGTCAACGGGTTAGAAGACTCTATGAATAGGTTTATAAATTTCTTAGATAGTTTATTAGATAGTAAAAAAGATGAATTAAATGTTAATGTAGATAAAGATGAAGTATCCGCTTTAGCTTCAAATGTTAAAAACATTAACAAATCTTTAGACACAGTAACACATGATAAGTTACTTAAGGATAGAGTGGAGTTAAAGAGACTAACTAAAAATTTTAGAGAACTTAATGAAACTATAAACTTAACTTTAAAATTAGGTAACGTTTATAGAATGGAAAACTTAGAAAGAATCTATGAACTTAATGAAGAGATAAATAGTAAATTAGATCTTCTTTATGACATTATAAAAAGTAAGAAAGCCTCTATAAGTAAAGATGATATAAAAAAGATAAGTATGTATATCGGTAATATGGCTAAGATGTTAACGGCAGTAGCGTTCCTTTTTTATTTATATTACCAGTTAGTAGATATGTTAGTAGCTACTATCAAAATGATAGAGATGGAAGATGAGGATAAATCTATAACAGATAGTGTAGCTAGTTCTTTTAAAGAAGGCTACAATATACTTTTAAACGTATTTAAATAATATACAGTAGGATTAAATCCTACTGTATATCTATATATTTTAACTTATATATTATTTATATAGTACAGTGTACTAATATTATTATATAAAAGGAAAGAAGTATGGCTAATTTAGATGTTAAATTAACAAAAGAAGAGAATGTCGTTAGAGAATACCTAATAAACGAGTTCTATATAAAAAATGATAAAGCACACCAAATAGATCATGTTGATAACGTGTGGTCTGAGTTTTGTAGGTTAGCTAACAAATTTAATTATGAACTAAATCGCAAAGTATCGTTTTTAGGTGTATATCTACATGATATATTCTCTAATGATGAATATAGAGATATACATAACATTAAGGCGTATCGTTATGTTATAGAAACGATGGTTGCTGTTGATAATGAGTGTCCCGTGGTTGAGCACACATGGGATCTTGATTGTAGCGAGATAACAACTATAGCTAATATGGTCCTATACCATAGAGCCAGTATTAAGATAGATTATGATACATTCCCTATAGACGTGGACTACATAACGCTAATAAGAGCTGCTGATAAAGGTAAGCCTATATTCGAAGATGTTCTTAATAGAACTTTAGAATATAATAAAGCTAAGAACAGGACAGTAGATGATGTTGTTAATCACTTAAGAGATAAGTTTGGTGTAAATGGTTATCTATGGGAGAATGATAGTAAATACAAAGAATTGTATAAAGATGAATACGAGCGGTTCCAGCTAGAGTTAACAGAATATCTTAAAGACTATATGGTGAGTGTAAAAGGGTAGCTATCATGAAGAGTATTTACTCTTCATGATATCGTTACAGTGAATGTTGTAGCACATTTACTACTAGCTTCGTTTACTACCCATGTTATTTTTTTTACTTCTTTTATAATAGCGTCACAGAAATGATAAAAACTTGGCGTTAAGATACTACCGTTATAGATACTTAATAGATTACTTTCTATAGGGTCTTTTATTTTACTAGCATCATTACTAACGCCAGTTATACTATCACACGATTGTGGTATACCTGTAGGTGTTATTGTTTGTAACCAATATGATGTAACTTGTTCCGCTATATGTCGAGCATTATCAGAAGGATTACTTTGTGCTGTAAATTTTAAACTATCGGTAGGTGGGGTTATATCGACATTTTTCATAGACACTAAACCTTTCTGAAACTCAGTATCTAGAGCTACAGCCATTAAGGTTAAAAGAGTTGTACTGTCGGCTTCTCCTATTTCGCATATATGTTTGTATTCACTAGCTATTAATGTAGCTGGGTTATTTGCGTCCATTTTTAAACCTTTAATGTATCTAACCTAGATTTTATATCTTGGTACTTACTTATGAAATCACCTGTCAGTACAGTAGGTATTCCTAAATTGCCTATATGTTGTTCTGTTATATGTGTAGCTATATATTCGGATAACAACGATATAAGTTCAGTCGTATCATTCTTTATAGCTATTTTCTTAAGAGATATAGTTTTTGTATCACCTATTGTTTCAGTATCATTTTTAGCTATGTCCGTTTTTCTTTCGTTACCTATAGTTATATTTTCATCATTTTTTATATCTGAGATCCTATCGTTACCAACCGTATCTATGAGGTCTTTATTTATATTAGTGGTGTAGGTATCTTTATCACTATCTAATAGTATATAATTACCTTTACCATCTAATACCTCTAATGTGCCATCTTTAGTATTTAACGTTATATCATAGGTTGTTAGTTCTCCATACTTATCAGTAGTATGTAATTTAACTATTTTATTTTTAGGAGATTTCATAATGTAATATGTATCTTCTAAATCTTCCTCTACATTATTGGCGACATCATCTTCATTTATTTCTGGTTTATCACTGTAAACATCTACAACATGATCCTCTTTTCTTAAGTTTAATTCAAAACCTAATGTATCCCAGAAATATCTATCACTATTACCATATTTATAAATAATAACCTTCTCTCCTAAACAAACATTAGGTGGCGTGTATCTATTTGGGTTATTTATATTTAACCACGTACTATATAGGTACTTGGTCTTAACTAACGATAAGGCCTCTTCCTTTATGATGTGTCTAGGTTCTATATCTTCTGGTATAGTAGTAAGTATCTTTTCTTTTACAGTATACGTAGTTGGTTTGTAATCCTCATCTTGAGTTATACTACCATTCTTAACTATAGTTTCACCATTCTCTAAATATAGCTTCTCTACAGGAAATACCTTTATCTCTTTCTCGTTATCTACATTATCCATAGCCACTATGCCATATGAATGAAAATGTATCTTAGATAGATCAAGGTTTCTTAGTTGTTTCTCCATATGTTTCATCTCTTAACTTCTCCATTTTTTTATTAAATAACCTTATGTTATATAATTTTGTTTTATATTCTTTTATATCGCTATATAACTCTATGATAGTTGAAGTTAGTATAGATTCCCTCTCTATAGGACCAGCCTTAACAAATACTTCTCTATTTGGTGGTTTAGTAACATTAACGCCGTCCACAAGTAGTTCACCTGGAACTACTTCATAGACAACTTTTGTTTTAGGTACATATATGACCTTCTCACCACACCCTACAAATAATAAAACATATAACATTAGTACTAGTGTTTTCATTCTGGGTAATCCTTTATCGTTTCTAGGTATATATTTTCCATACCATCCATAAAAGCTGTTCCTACTTCATCATAGAGTTCCTCGTCATGTACCTCGGTTATAGGAGGAGGCTGTTTCTCTTCTGCTTTAGTAGATTGTTGTTTATGTTGTATTTTAGCTACCTTAGTAGCAACTGTTTTCTTAACATCATCTTTAAAACTATCACGGATAACCTTATCCTTTATAGTGGTAACTTGTATCTCAGTTATGATGTGTTGTTTTTTAGCTTCGATAACTTGTTCTTGTTGTATAGACTTTATACTATCTTCATAAACTTGTTGGTTATGCTCTAGTCTTTGTATCTTTTCATCCTTTGTTTCACCGCCTGTTAAATGTAAAACAGATGTATATAGGTTATTAAAAACTATACCGATAGGAATAGCTACCATAATGAAAAGAATAACGTAGCCTATATATTTAAGTTTTTTGCTAAACAATATTGTTGTAAACATATTATTCCTTTTTTTAAATAAATAAAATTTCTGGATACATTCTTATATTTAATATATGTGTATACCCTATAGCAATAGCGTCTATCTCGTGCTCACTTTCTTTACCTGTTATGAACGACTTTAACTCATTTATAGACGTAACAGCAGCTAGCATATCATCTTTACCAGCAGTACCAATGCTAACAACTGATTTAACCATTTTAGGCGGGTAACCAAATAAACCATAATCAGATACAGTATCAGAAAATGCTTTTCGTATAAGGTAAATTGTTGTGTATATTGGTCCATATGCTTGTGGTCTAAATCTATTTATGAAGCCTGTCTCATGAGCTAATTGAAATGGTTCTTCCTCTATAAAAAATTGCTTAAACATTTTATAAAGTAAACCCATACGTCTGTCTAGTTCCATATCGCCATTTATATAAATAGTAAAAGAACGCATCTTATCTATTGTGAAATCTTTATTAAGATCCCATACAGCAACTCCACATGTAACTGTACCAGGATCTACGCTAACTAAACGCATATCATCCCCTTATAACTTCTGAGTTACCTACTTCCACGTAGAACTCTAAATAAGATTTATCATAAGCGTCTTGTATATTATAATCTGTATCTATGAAATATTCTATACCACACCATACGACCTCATTATCATCTTCTAAATATATACTACTACAGATACCCATTTCAGTTATACGATTTATAGGATTAGTTGGATATAATGTTTTAAAACTATTTAACATCTCTCCTAATTCATCTTTATTAAAAAAGAAGAATAACTTAAAAAATGTACCAAGATAATAATCTGGTGCCTTATAAAGCTCTATCCTCTCTCTAGGAGTAGGATTAAGATATCTACCATCATTTGTATCTATCTTCGTGATATTAACATAATCTTTATCTATACTATTAAAAGAAACTATATCTCCTTTATATACTATGTCGTCCATTCTATAACCATAGCACGCTAGATATAGTTCCTCGTTTATAGTTATATTTTTTCTTAATACATACCTATCACTAGGTGGGTACATATCTACTTCACTAACTTTTCTTAAATAAAAAGGTATATGGTTAAATAGACTAGCATCAAGTGGGCTATGTGGTGACGTTCTTAAATTAAACTTATTTATCTCTTTATTAGGTTCATTGTTATCACTGCCTATGACTAAAACATTTATCTTTGGATAATGTATGTTATCATCGTTAAAATCATATCTAGGTTTTATAACAAAAGTCTCATTAAGTGTTGTATTTATGAGTGGTTCATAATGTAAGCCTAGAGACATATAGTTTTTAAGTCTGTCGCTATACATAGTTTTAGTACCATTAAATATCATTTTGCTTCCTTACCGATAGTAGGCATGATAGAATCAACATCTAATTCTTCATACTCTATAAGATCTTCACCTGGCACTACATCATCAGGTATACTTTTTTCACCTACATCTATTTGTTTATTTTTTACATCAATGGTATTGCCTCTATCATTAATTTGTTTAAAAATATTAACAATAGCTTCAGTCATATCTTCAGATTGTTTAGTGTCTTCATGTTTAAGTCTAAGATCAACAACAGATGTAACGTTGGTGTCTAAGCTATTTAATAACTCATTAACAACACGCATATCACCAGAACGTGTAGGGACCCCCTTTTCCTCTATAAACGTATCTACTATCTTTTCTCTAAGGGCTCTAGTTTTTTGTAAAACTCTATTCTCCTCGTCTAATAACATAACATATGGATTAGTTAATTTTTCCATAAAATAATTCCTTTAATATAATTTCTTCATTGAAAACACCAGATTAAGGCACCGTAATGAAATATGAAGATCTAAATTTAGACGACGTCATAGGTAGTCTACAATTAGTAGATAGGTTGTTAAGTAGTATAAAAGATAAAGACATAATAAAGGATGGGTTAACGGAAACTATTATAACTAGTAAGTTTCCTAACATATTCTATTATAAAAGTGTAACTAAGCAATTATTAATTAACCAAGACTCAGCCATTCTCTTAGACTATCACGTGAGTGATAGTTTTAGGGAAATGCGGCTTATTGATTTCATAAAGGATAGTAATGGTAGCGTGAGTATTAATTATAATACTTATTATAAAGAGTTTTTAGAGGACTTAGTTAGTTTATTAAACGCATATGTTAATAGTGTTAGTTACCCAGAATATAGTTATCTATTTTTCAGATCTAAACTATTTAAACAGTATATTATTAACATAGTGTATATCTGCATCGATATCCACAATAGTTAGACATAAATAGGAGGTAAGTTATGCTTAAAGAGATGTCACCCATACAGAGTAGTGAAGATGGCATACTCACAAAGCTATTTAGGAAGATATTAATAGAAACTGGTTTTATAAATTCTATTAATTATTTTATAAATAGGTATGTAGGTACTAAGAATAGAACTACGATAAGTAGGTTAATCTTAGCTGGCGAGATGACATGGAATAGTTTCACGTTCTTATTATTAAGGGTATTAAAAGCACATTACATAATTTTAATATTAAAGGTAACTAAGAACAACAAAATATATGTTATCTCTACTAAAAAGAAACAAGAAGACTATAAGGAGAAAACATCAGGAGAGATCCTTAAACAAAACTTTGATGATCTACTAATAGATCTAAAATTAAACAGTAAAAAAGACCAACGCAAGTTGATAACTAACTACCATAAAAAAGGTGGTAAAAAGAATAAAGCTACTATAGCTAAGGTATTAGAATCTGAGGTTATATCTTGGAAAAGTTATATCTTTCTAGTATTCGAACTATTAGATAACGATAATGTTACTATAGGAGTAGAAATAAAAAGCATACATGGTAAAGTTAGTGAGCATGAATTACTTATAAGTAAAAACGATTAAGGAGTTTTATATGTTAGAGGTTTTAGGACATATTAGCGAGATAGTTAAATCTGTTAAAAAAGATACACCGCAAGAGTTTAGGAACTACCTTAATGATGTTAACATAGTAGCATTCTTTAGTAAAAGAAATGTAGATACTTTAGACAGACATATATCAGAATCTTCTGATGGTTCATATAGTAACTTAAAGTTTTTATTACTTGTTAAAACATCTATGGATAACACCATTGTAGATGGTAGAGATTTAACATCATATATTAGGGATTATGTTAGTAGGTATATTAAAAATTTAATAGACTTTAATAGTATTGAAACACCATTGTTCATAGATAAATCAATCATTGATGATGGAGTTGGTAGAATAGATGGATTACATCTGGCAGCTTTCGCAGTTGCATTATTAAATAAACACAGAGGATAGTTTTATGAGTAAAGAGAAAATGAGTTTAGAGGATCTTAAAGATCTTGGTACACAACGTAATGATACAGTAATGTTAAAAGTAGGTAGTCACTTAGAAGAGGACTCATTGGGCCATAGATTAAGTATTGATTTTGCTGCTAACTTTAAGAGTATCTTTGGTAAGACATACAGCATCGGTAACGTTATGAGATTTCTATCTTATGAAAATGCTAAACCTGTATGGATCAATTCACAGCTGCGTAAAAATGATTACGCTTTCATTCGTAGATCTGCTATTAAAAGAGATATTCCTAACTTCTGGAACATCCTTACATTAGTAACAGTTGACAGAATCCTTAGTGATGAAGATCTTATTAGAGATGTTATTGGTGAGTATGATGATCAAATTGATGCTATCCGCATTATGCCTATGATCGAAGTTAAACGCGGTGTTCTTACTGAAGAGATCAGAAATGATAAACTTAAAGTATATGGTATCATAGCTGGTATTCATCTTAGAACCATCGTTAATATGTTCATAGATGAGTTTGGTGCTGATGTTGCGGATATTGATGCAAAAGATTATAACGCTTTTAGACTTAAAGTTAAAGAAGTCGTTATCAATAAGATTATGGACAATCTTAAGTCAGATAATCTGTTTGATGGTCTTGACGGGAAAACAACCAACGAAGATATCGTTAAAGCATTCTTGGAGAAATAACATAGTATGGACTTAAGTCCATACTATGCATTCTTTTTTTATTTTTAAAAATTAGCTGTTTTATGATCTACCTTACCTTTATAATCATTCTCAAATCTAGTGTTGTTAGATTGTTTCCTACGACTATTAGCATTTGTCATTATCTTTAACTGTTCCTCTTGTAACGATACTAACTTATCTAATTTATCGTACATACCTGTTTGTACCTTAAGAGAATCTTTTAATACTTCATATGTCTTACCATTTATCTCCTTAACATCACTTAGATGTTTACTTTCCTGTACGGTATCCATATTAACACTTACTTTAGTAGGTAACTGTTGATATTGTTGTTTAGATTTATCTATTGTAGTCTTAGTCTGTTGTTTACTCACTAGTGTAGATACATCTGGTTTAACTACATTATTCGAACTAGACTCTATAACTGTATCATTAGGAGTAGAAGCTACATCGGCTATGATCCTATCTGCTCTAGCGCCAACTTGTCTTCTCCATTTACTCTGGTATAAACCAGCTGCTGTTCTCTTATAATCACCATTCTCTAAGTGCTTAAGTGTGTTCTTAAACTTAAGTAGCCCACCAACACCTAGATTAAACGCCATGTTAGTTAGATCATTTTGTATATTTAACGGTTTAGTTTCTAACCATGGTAATGCTTTATATAACTCTTTACTTGTTTTGTTAATATCATCTACCAATATAACGTCCGCTTCATCTCTAGTTATATTATCCTTATCTACACCTAAGATAGTTCTTAGATCTTTACCACCTTTTCTTTTATCTAATAGGTGTCCTACTCCTATGGTTTCATATCCTAAACTATCTTTATATTTATGTAATACAACACCTTCATCTCTCTTAAGATCTTGTATAAGAGGCTCTATAGGGACCTTTATATCTTTTGTATCTATCTTAACTTTACCTATTGTAGGTGTAGTTACATTACCATCACTATCTAGCTTAATATCTGATTTAAACTTAGGATTATTAACTGGTCTAATAACTGGTTTATACCCAGTATTATTAATGGCTTCTAATAACGGTTTTTTAACATCGCTAGTACTTTCACCATCATCTTCAAACACATCAAAACCTAACAGCTGTTTAGATGTAGCATTTAATAATGGCGTGTTGTTATGGAAATGGTCCCATCCTACTTTAGCTGCATCATAAGCTAATAAAGCAGTACCAACACCAGGAACGAATTTAGCTAATGTTTTACTAGCTAGCCTTATACCAGCTTTTTTACCTACTTTCTTAAATAACTTTTCTTTAACTACACCCCATAACGATTTTAATTTATCAACACCCAATGTTTTACTAGATGGTAAGATAGATTTAGCTTTCGCTTTAGCACTACTCCATAAATTACTGAAGAAACCTTTTTTAACTGGTTTCGTAGTTTTACTCGTAGTTGATACTTTCGTGTCTTTAAGGTGCGTTTCTGGCTTATCTATGACGTCTTTACTATCTGTACCAAAAAAGCTTTTTGTTTTATTAACAATACTATCTTTAAAACTACTTAATGAAGTAGTTATAGACTTAAATTTACTACCCATAAAATCCGATAGCCCGCCAAAGAGTTTAGTTATAAGATTAAGTGGTTTAAGTAAAGCTGTTTTTAAACCTAATATACCATCACCTAGAAATGTTTTAACACCTGTTAATGTGTTAGTTATTGTAGATAGACCACCACTAAAAACATTTTTAATAGACGTAAACATATTAGAGAAAGGTTCTGTTATATATTTTTTAACTAATCCAGTTATACCACCTATAATCAATGGCGAGAACTTTAATAGCGTTTTCCATAAATCAGATTTAGTATCTTTTAACTTCTCTTTTATAGTACGTTTAGCATGTTCTTTTTTATCTCCGTATAACTTCTTCAGTACACTAGCTCTGTTACCGACTCTAGTTAGACTAGATTTAACTTTATCTTTCGTACCTTTAAGATCGGATATGATGTTAGTAAATGTTTCCATAAACTTACTACCTAGACCAGGTTTACTAGCCGTTATAGACGAACTTTTATTAATAGATTTAAGTAATTCTATCATTTGTTCATAAGGATTATCTAACTTATCTATCTTCTCATTTATCTTCTCAGAAGACTTAACTATGTCTTTAGCTATAGAAGTTGTAAATGTATTTATTTTATCTATATTACCTTTCTTAACTATATTTAATAATTCTTTAACTTTTTTATTGTTTATAACATATTCTTCTTTGTGTACTTTACCAGCTATATCTTTAACGGATCCATCGCCAGTCCACCCACCTAGTAGAAATTCCTTCTCCTTAGATGTTTTATTACCTGTGAATGTTTTCGTTGTAGATACTTTAACACCTTTTACACTACTATTAGATTCAGTATCTTTACTATGTTTATTTAGCGATTGTGTGTATAATAAAAGATTCTTAATATCAGTAGCGATCTTATCTTTTAGACCATCATCTTCTGCTAGATATAAACTAACAAGATCACTCATCTTTCTAACTAGTTTTTGTTTATCTTTTCTTTTTAGTTTGTTTACATTTTCATTAAGTATTCTTAACTCATCTGTAGTTATACCTAATTCTTTAGCGTTATTACTGATGTCGTCTATAACAACTGCTCTCATATTCTCAGGTATGATATCTAATAATGTTTTAAATTTTACATTATGTCTATCTTTGCTATTAAGTAACTCATCTATACCTGATACAGCATATGCTACTTTAGAAGCTAATCCTGTAACGTTTTTACTTTTCTTAAATCCTGATTTATATCCTACTTCAACACCTGCTGCTGTTTTACCTAAAGCTTTAGCAAACCACTTACCAGTCATATTTAGTAGTTTAGGTAGGGACCTGTGCTTAGTAGCATTACCAGATAACCATTTTACCCAATTATCTTTCTCTTCTTGTGTTTGTAAAGCATCTTTAACTTGGTTAGATGTTAAATCACCTTTAACCCAACTTCTATATAAACTTTTATCTATATCTGGTTTAGTTAATGTTCTCTTTATAGAGCGTTTTATATCATTAGCACCTGAAGCTTCCATGGCTATATCTTTAGCTACCTTAGCAGCATACTTACCAGCTGTGAATACACTACCATAACCTTTCTTAACTTGTTTACCAGTACCTACAGTAGATTTAACGAACCATTCGCCTGTTTTCAACAATACTTTAGGTAATGTTACACCAGACGGAGTATTAGCTTTTAACCAATCTCTCCAAATTTGTTTTTCCTCATCTGTTTTAAGAGCATCCTCAACATCCTTAGCTGTCATCGTACCATCGGCCCAAGCATTGAATAATTCCCTTGTGATAGGTGGCTTAACTTTAGCCCATAATCTATTTAAAGCTTTCTTTGTATTCTTTATAGACTTACCAGCTGTAAAATCCCATGCAAGACCACCAGCTGCTTTTACTGTGTCTGTTAAAATACCACTTTGTGCTTCATAGTTATTTTTATTAAATCTACCTAAGAAACCTTTACCTTTATAATCTACTTTACCTAATACACCACCGTATAGTTCTCTAACACCCTTACCAGTAGCTACCATAGATCTACCATAAGCTTTACCGGCGAACTTAGCTAATTTTAAAGCATTAGGAACCTGTAACTTACCGTCTTTATTAATAAATAATTCTTTACCTTCTTGCCCTATGATACGCATTTCATCTAGCGTTGTTTTTAAAGCTCCCTTACCTATCTTTTTAAGATTAGTTAATGCATTACCAGCTAGCTTAGTTATTTTATTATCTAATAGTTTTTTAGCTGGACCGCGTAATGGTTCAGGTAGACTATTTATGATCTTATCTTTCATACCGCCTAATAAAGAACTACCCTTATCGAAAACGTTACTAGAAGCTTCTAAAGCTCTACCCAATAAACCTTTCTGACCTTCCTCTATAGCTTTAACATGTAACTTTTCTAAATCTTTAAGGTGGTCAGGCATCTCTTTAACTTTCTCCCACATTTGACCAGAAGGATCCATAACAGTAAACATAGCTCTGTATAAATCAGTTGCGGCTAATTCATTATTAGGTAATGGTCTAGATGCTAGATAGTTTTTCATAATCGGACCCGCACCATGTTCATTAACTAGTTCTTCCATATTCTTTATATCTGCTAACATCTCTGGAGTAACGTCTATAGTATTACTAAACACACTTTTTACACTATTAATACCTGATGATACCATACTAGTTGTTGTGTTTACTAACTTTGATATTATATTATCATCTTTACTATTCTTAACACTATCAACAGTTTTATTTATTTCATCTTTTATAGACTCACTACTTACACTAATGATCTTACCATCTTTGTCTATCTTAAGAACACCTTTTTCTACAAGTTCATCTCTTATAGATTTAGTACTACCATTAACATACTCCTTCACACTTTTTATCTGCGAGGAAGCTAAACCAGCTACAGAGTCTTTCGCTTCAGATAACAATGTACCTTTTCTAAATATAGAATCTGTAAATTCTCCTAATGATTTCATTTGTTCTTGGAATGTTGTGGATAAGGATGTTTTCATATCGCCTAATGTAGTTCCTAGTGTTTCTGTAAATGATGTTAGGTTTTCTTTAACAGAAGTCATATTTTTAGGTATATCTTTACTTATAGATTCTAGTGATGAAGATAGTGTTTTTGTTATATTACTTATAGCATCTTCTATAACTTTTGTTTCTGGTATATATTTACTTATCTTATCTTTTGTTTTCGTATAACTAGTCTTTATAGTAGATACTTTATCATCTTTAAATTGTTTAACACTATCGAATGTTTCTTTATGGTTATTGTAGAAGTCATTTACAACATCACCTTCCATAAATTCTTTTGTGTTATTTTTTAAATCTGTATAAGTATCCTTAACCTTATCTGGTATATGTTTACTTATAAAAGATGTTACTATATCTTTATCGATATCTTTAATATCGAACACATTATCTTCTTTATTAATATCTTCTAATATACTGGTAGAGAACTTAACGATCTTCTTAACGTTACCTTCAGATATAAAGTTAGCTAGATCTTGTATATCTTTTCTATTAAGAGCGTATTCGTTTCTATGTATGATACCAGCTACTTCATCATCTTTACCCTTACCTGTACTACCACCTTTACTAAATGAACCTATCTCCTCTAATAATGTTTCAGCTCTTAGTCTATCTATAAAAGAAGACTTCTCATCTTCATCCATTTTCTTGGTAGCTCTATTAACTTTATTGTCATATTTCTTAGCAAGATTGGCGCGCTCTTCTTTATAACGTTTTAACTCCTCTGCTTCTCTTAACCCTTGCCCAAGTCCAAGACTGAACGCCTCTTCTATAAGGTTAGCCTCTTCTATAGGTTTATCTTTTATTAGTTCATTAAGTACTTTATCTAATTCATCTTCTGTTTTGCCGTAACTATCTATACCTTTATTAAATGCCTTTTCAGCATCTTCATTATCTTTGTAATTTCTAAGAGTTCTAGTCTTAGTTCTTTTTAACTTATCATCTCTTGTTCTAGCTTTTTCTTTTAATTTATTTTCTTTCTCTTTTATGGAGTCTACTAATTGTTGTTCACTGAGTGATAATTTACTTTCTTTTATTTTACCTGTTGTTTGTTTACGTATACGTTTACTATACGTATCTTTAACATTCTTAGTAGATATAACATTTGGGTTATCTTCATCAACGATACCCATTTCTAATAATGTATCTACACTATTATTTAAATCTGCAGATTTAGCTATATCGGAAAAATTAGAGATACTAGATTTCTTTAATCTTTCTAAAGATTGTGTTAACTTAGCTCTTTGATCATAAATAAGTTTATTTTCAGGAGACTCTAGTCTCGATAAACCCTTACTAACTTTCTTCTTTAACTCTTTATCATTTTTAAAATAGTTAAGAAAACCATCCTCGTGCATATATGCTGGTGCTATGGATTTACCAGACATGATATAATCACTAATAGCTAAGGCTATGGATGTTCTTTCTTTTATAGATAAATGGTCTGGAACAATAAGTTCATCTATATTGCTACTTATGATATCATCAGCTAGTTTGGCTACGTGTTTATCTATTTTTTCATTTATAACTTTCTTAACATCTTTCTTTGTTACAAATCTACCTTTTTCAAAATCGTATACTAATTCATCTTCTGTTTTAGGAACATTGTCACTTGGTCTACTAGATTGTAAACCTAAAGTATTGCTCCCTAAGCTACTATTACCTTTATTAGTACTCGATACTTTATTTGTTTGTTGGTCATTACTTAACTGTAAGTTACCAGCTATTTTTCTTATAGTTGTTAACTCATTAAGCATCTTAGATAAATAGGTAGGTATAACTGTATCTACTGTTTTAACAAACTTATTATCTATCTGAGCAGCATCTCTCATATCCGTTATATTGGATATATTAACGCTTTTAGTCTTATACTGTTCTCCGATAGCTTCTTTACCTAATTCTAAAGCTTTATATTTAAGATCCTCTTCACTACCACCATTTTCTATATGTGCTTGTTTTGCTTTTTCTAAAGCTTTTTGTGGGTCTGATATAAACGTATCGTAATCACCGAGTACTTTAACACCGCCTTGTGTTTCGAATAATTTCTTAAGAGCGTAATCAGTTCCCTTAGATACAGCTTTATCGACAACCATATCTGTAGCCATACTTGATAGAACTTGTGTTAACGTAGCTCCTTGCTCCATCTGCATAGTTAGTATTTCTGATAAATCTGAACCAAGACCAACCATTTCAGTAGCGGCACCTAATGCACCAGACATCTTCTCTTTACCAAACTTAGTTAAATTACTTATACTATCATTCTTAAGGAAAGCGTTAGTAGCAACATCCTTAGCCGTACCCATTATCATTTGTTTAGCTATATCAGATGTTCTAGATTTAGCAAAATCAGGTAATGCTGTATTCTTAACAATAGCGTCTAGTTGTTTAGATCTATTCTCACTATCTAGTTTTAATAAATCATAAAGTTTAACTGTTGTTAAGACTTGTTTTAATTGTAATTCTAAACTTCTTTTATAATAGTTAGCGTCATATTCTGACTTGTATACTACTGTCTTAGTAGTAGCCTCAGCTATCATACTTAATAATTCAGAGTCTTTCTTCTGCTGTACGGATGCTAGTTTACTATTAACTTGCTCTTCGATAGCTGATTTAGCTAAAAGTTGATCCACTTCTGATGCTATCTTCTCATCTTCAGTTGGTTCATTATTACTACCAGTAGATTCATCATCACCATCTATCCATGACTTTAATGATTTAACACTATCGGCCATACTATCAGGAAGTACATCGGCTATACCACCTAATGTAGCTGATGTAGCCTTTTTAAGTGGCTTCATCTCTTTATCAAATGCTTCTGTTAAATCATCTACAGCACTTTCTGCTTTATAAACGCCATCACCTACATTACCAGGCAATGAGTCTAGCATAGAATTCTTTATCTTTTCAGCTGTTGCGTCTATATTTAAAGAGTCAACAACTCCTTCACTTATTTGGTCTACAGTGGAGACTGGGCCATCTGAAGAGGATGAATCACCCATGTCAAAATCATCACCTTCAGCCATCAGGGCGTCTATATCATCGAATTCTTCAAATTCATCTGCCATCATGCATCCTTTATATTTATAATTTCAAACTAAAAACCCCTACCCCACCTATATATTATTATACTAAATAAAAACTTCTTTGATTAAATAAAAAGGAGTTTCTATGGATAATGAAAACGAACCGTTGAATATAGAATTACTTATCTTAAACAATAAGATAACTAAACAAATGTTAGAAGTTAAGACAAGAGATATATTCTTACAGAATAGTACAGAGTTCCATCATGAAGGCTTATTCAGTACTACTATATTTGGAGAAGTTGGTTCTAAAGAAAGAAACACAACATTCGGTTATATAGATTTAGGTATAGATATATTACATCCTAGAGTATTTAAAGAGTTAGTGTCTCTAAATAGTCTATACGGTGGTATACTAGACGGAACTAGATTTGCTATATGGGATCATAAAGTAAAAGACTTTGTAGAGTCTGATAGACTAGACGGTAAGAACGGCCTACATTTCTTTCTAGAACATTATGACGATATTGTGTTTAAAGAAACAGATTCTACGCAAAGAGCTTTTAAGATAAAGTTCTTAAAAAAGTATAAAGCAGAAGAGATAGTTATGAATAAGTACTTAGTTATACCAGCTGGTATAAGGGATTACAAATTATTAGAATCTGGTAAAGCTTTAGAAAACGAGATAAATGGTTTATACAGAAAAGTATTAACAATAAGTAGTAGTGCTAAAGTATTTAAATCTGATGTTAAGAATAAAGATAACGAATATATAAGTGCTGTTAGAAAAAGATTACAAAAAGCTGCTCTAGATGTGTATGAGTATTTAGAAAACTTATTAGACGGTAAGTCTAAATTCATACAGGGTAAATGGACTAAAAGAGCTATTATGTATGGTACTCGTAATGTTATCGTAGGTAGTTCTAGTATCATGACTGATCTAGATGATGAAGATAGACCAAATAGCATAACATCGTCATTAGGTGTATTTCAGGCCGCTAAAGGTATATTACCTATAACTGTGTTTAATATAAGAACTAGATTCTTACAAGACATATTCGATGTTAATAGTACAAACGCCATGCTTATAGACCCTAAGACACTTAAAAAGAAACCAGTGGAGATAAGTGAGAAGACTAGAAGTAGATGGGTAACAGATGATGGTATAGAAGAAACTATAAACAAGTTAGGCCAAAATGAGATATTAAACTCACCTATAACAGTGGACGGTCATTACTTATTATTAGTTCATGAGGATGATGATAAGGTAGACATATTAAAGGGTATTGAAAGTATGTCAGAACATATGGATGTAAAGAACGTTAGGCCTATAACATACGGTGAGTTAGTTTATTTATCCATATTCGATATCATAAGAGATTATCCAGCATATGTTACTAGATATCCAATTATTCAATACGGCGGTATTACTCCTACGTTATTGTATCTTAAGACAACGATAAAATCTAAACGTGTTAAGGTTAAGTTACCAGACACTTTAGAGTATAAAACTGCTGTAGAGTATCCTATAATAGGGGAAGTATATGTATCAGCGTTAGAGGTCCCTGAAATTTATCTCGACGCAATGGGAGGTGACTTTGACGGTGACAAAGTAAGCCTTAATATCGTATGGACAAAAAATAATAGTAAAGAAGTATTATCCAAACTCAATAGTAGATCATTTTACATAACAACATCTGGTAAAGTAGCATTTAGTGCTGAAGTTTTAACTAACAAAATAATAATGAGTTTGTTCACAGAATAACATAGTAGGGACTTAGGTCCCTATTATATATTTAATTTTTTATGTCTTACATTCATCCACATAATTTCACTTATATATTATTAATACAGTATATACATATGTATATCTTTCATATATAGTTAAGTATCCGAGTATGATACCTCTAACAATAAGGAGTATATGATGTTAAGTTTAAATGGTAGATTAGGTTTAAGTAACGAAGCTATGAGTCATAGATACATAACAGGAGAAGCAAACTCAAAAGACCAGAGACAAGAAACACTAGAGGCGTTCTTAGACGCTTACGATAATAATGTAATGTGTTTCGGTTATAGAGTTGGTACCGGTATAGTTAAAGGCACTAAACCTAAAGCACAACGTATATATGAGTTAGCTGATGATAGAACAAAAGCATATATAATATTTAAAGCAAGAGATATAGTAGAGGCTGTAATAGGCTTCTCAAAACTCTTCTGTGATGAAGAGAGATTAAGAGGATAGGATCTATTCCTATCTTTTTTTTTATTTTTTCTATTTAAGAAGTTAACTGATTAAATGTTAAGAAAGATAATCATATCTAAATCACCAACTAAACTTCTATCTATAGAGACCTGGCTTGGTTGCGATCACTGCTATCTAGTTACGAGAGCCGTAGCGACCCTTTCTTAACTTGTGCCTAATTACTTCATACACTGCCTCTGGAACGGGGTGGTGTATGAAGGAGCTAACGGGTACAGCACAACCTAGCAACTACTAGGAATAAAGGGAAGTGGGTTAGGGGTTAGCTCCCATGTGAACGTAGTGAATCATGAGGAGGTAGATACCATATGCTTGGGTGGGTGTGGGAGAATGAAACTAGACCACACCTTATGATGTCTAGTTAACTATCTGTAAATATATTTACTTATATATTATTAACCTAGTATATGTTGTTATACTAATTATATTAAGATTTAAAGGTTAGAGTTATGAATGAAGTTAGAGAGATAAATGTTGTTACACATAGTGGTACTTTTCATGCTGATGAAGTATTTGCATATAGTTTAATAAGGGTAGTTGAAAAGCTTAAGGGTAACAAAGTTAACGAGCCTATACGTATGAGGCATCAGACAGATGTTAATGAACTTATAAGATTACAAGGTGAGTTAGGATACATCATAGATATAGGTAAAGTTGAGTGTAAAGAGTGTAAGCATTTTGATCATCATCAGTACAGTAAGGATGAATGCCGGTATAGTAGTGCTGGGATGGTTTTAGAGTATTTTAAAGAAGAGTTAGGTGGTGCTTATGCTACATTACGCCCTATAGTAGATAAGATAGATGAGAACGATATAGGTGTAAAACCTAGTGAAGAATGGGAGTTATCTAGGATCATAGGTTGTTATAACGGTGCAGATGTTTATAACGATGTTGAGCAGTTAGATAACTTCATGGATGCTAGTGACGTATGTGTTGTTATCATAAGGGACCATATACATAGATGGGTTATGCGTATGGAGGCTGTAGATAAACTTAAGAGAGCTACAGATGTTGACGGTATGTTGGTATCTGCAGATGGCTATATAAAGGGTTGGAGTGAAGTTATACATGATATAAATGAACTAGATGGATATGACGTTATCATATGGTACGATGATGGTAAAGATACATGGAACGCACAAACTATCCCTGATAAGAAAGGTAGTTATGGTAAGCGTGGTAGAAGTATAAGATGTTCTGATGAGCTACCAGATGGTATAGAGTTCGTTCATAAAGGAGAGTTCTTCATGGTGGCTAAAACATATGATGATCTTATGAGTTATTTAAATAAGAACCTATACAAGTGATAAAAAAAATAATAAAGGATAGACGATGGATGAGTTAGAAAAATTCATGGAGAAGATACGTAGTGTTGATTGTGAAGGTTGTGACGTTTTACCATGTAAAGAGTGTGGTGAATGCTGCACTAGAGATGTAATCATGGAGATGAGTGAAATAGAGTTACTTAAAAAGAATCATAAATCTCTATTTAAGAAGATAAAAATAGTACCTAACACAGATGGTGTTCCTGGTGCTAGATTAACGTTTAAGGGAGAAGGCGTCGAGCCATCTCTCCCTTGTGTATTCTTAAAAGATGGTTTATGTAGCGTATATGAGCATAGACCTCGTATATGTAGAGATTATGGTAGTAAGGAATATTGTAAATGCGGATATGCTGGATTAGAAACTTTACCAGATGAAGAGACTAGAGAAAAGCTAAGATATGAAGCTTTTAGAAGTAATGAGAATTACCTAATAAGTAATTATATAAAATTCAAAAAGGAATTCTTATGTTAGGGCATAATGGGAAATTTACGTGTGTAAGATGTGGGGAACATTGCGATGTATTACGTACTATAAGAATAGACGATAGTACCTACGCAGCATACCCTAATAGATATCTTATAAGTAGTGGTATGGTAGACAATATTAAAATTAACGTAGAAAAGCTGTGTTATGAGTGTAATATATCTGAAGCACCATTATCTGTAAAAGGAAGGACGATAACAATTAATGGTAGTAATGATTTAGGTTTAACGCATCGTGAATATATAGGTAAAACTGTTATGGTTATAAGGGTAAAGAAAAATGGTTTATGGTTATGCAAGCTAGATGATGGCGATATTATTAGTATACCTAAATATAATTTAAACATAAAGGATACTTAAATGGGAATGTTTGATACTGTTGTTATAGAGAAAAATGATTTTGGTTTACCGTGCGGTGATTACCAGACAAAAGATCTTATGTGCGATCTAGATCACTATACTATAAAAAATAATAAATTCGTATTAACAGATTTATTAGGTAATGAAGGTCCTTATTGGACTGAAAAATATTTACCAGATAAATTACCAGCTATATTAGTAGGTAATTATACAGTAGAGATATATGATCTAAACGCCCAATATCTATTATATATAGAGAATGGAGTCGTAGTTAATATTGAAGACGATTTCGATATAACCTATGAAAAGGAAATAGATTGGGATAAAACATCTTGGGATTATGATGTATAGAGTAGGTTATGACCTACTCTATATGTTTTTTATTTTTGTTCTAGGGTACGAACTTCTTTGAATTTAAAAACAAAGGATAACGCATGACCACTAAATACAGTGATTTTGAGAAGAAGTTTGGTCTTAAAAACTTACAATCATTCATGACTCCGAAGATATTAGATCTTAATATGGTAGTGCTTCCATATTATAGTATGTTGTATATTTTCAACCCTAACAGTAGTAATTACGTTAGTAATGATCATTATTTCATTAGGTTCGCTAAAAAGAAGTTTGTATTTAATATATACAAATATAACAACCCACCTTTTAAAGCTAGAACTAACGGACATAAAGAATCTACTATTTATAAAGATATAAAGAAAAAACATTTTGATATTAAACTTGTTAGAGAAAAGAAGTTCCATAATATCTTAATGAAAAAACCAAATGACATTAAAAAGACTATACCTGTAATAAATTTTAATACAGTACATCTTTCTTACAAGTACAACTCTACTATACTAGAGTATTATCAAATGTTCCAGAATGCAATACATACATTAGTTAATGATCTTATAGATAATAGTAGAATGTATAATAGTAATGAGTCATTACATCAGTTTGTTATCATGGAGATACCTGATACATTATATGCTTTACCTATTTTGGAAAAGTATAGTAAATATGAAACTCCAACTACAGAAATGATAAAGTTATTCTACGATACAAGTAGATTGTTATTATTAGAATTCATTAAGTTACTAGATGATGATGTGAGTAAAACATCTGTATTTTATAAACTTATAGAAACAGGTGTAGCTAAAAATACAACTATAGTTTTAACTAAAAATGATAAAGGTATATTCGTTAATTTAGAAAAACTTTATAGTTTCTTAAAGATATCTAATATAGATAACAACACTAAACTAGATGGACATCAACTACAGAAATCTTTCTTTGTTATGTTAAAAACTGTTTTACTCATGCCTGGTTTTACTCCAGAAGATATTGATGATAATAAGTTTTCTGATAAACTTCTTATGGGTATAACTAAGGATAAAGAAGATAGTGTTATAGAGGATATACCAGATGAAGAATTAATAAAACATATAGAGAAAGAATCTAGTAAAGAGGAAGATGTAGTTCATATAGAAGAAACAGTGCAAGAAGAGGTTGTAGATCCTGATACGGTAGTGGCTACTAGTTATATAAACAAATATACTACTATGGCTGATGATGATATAGATAAAACAGATATAAAGAGAACTACTTTAGCACAGTTAGAAGAGTTAAAGAATAATAAGTTATTACCTCCTGCTAAATATAAAAAATTAGTAGAAACATTGGAAGAAGGCCTAAATAAGCCTAGTCCTTTTAAAGATGGTAAAAAGATAAAAGACTTAATAGTTATATCTAAAGAAGAATTAAAGATAAAGGAAGAGGATAAAAAGATACCCATAACAAAGACAGGTAATCCAGAAGATGCAGAAGATACGTTAGGTGCTGTTACTAAACAATATATGAAAAATGTTTATAGAAAAGATCTTATAGCTAGTATAGGTAGTACTAGTAAAGCAGGACTTATACTTAAAGATATAAAGAGAGAAGAACGCGATGATATCTTAGGAGCATATGAAGAATATACTGTATCGCTTAATGATATGGGTAAGTCTAGTTATGATGTTAAAGTTAAGTTACCTATCATAGATGAAAAGGGTAGATACACATTATCTGGTAACCAGTATATCCTAAGAAAACAAAGAGCCGATGTACCTATTAAAAAGATAGCATATAATAGAGTTGGTTTAACTAGTGCTACAGGTAAGATATTTATAGATAGAGCTCCTGCTAAAAAATTAGATAGAGGTTTTGCTTTAAAGAAACAACTTAAAAAACTTGTTGATGATGGTAAAGTAAAAAACTTGGTAGATAATAGCCAGAAACTAGTCGCTGTTAAAGTCCCTAGTGATTATAGTGCCTATGGTAGATATATAAAATCTTTTAAATATGATAGTTTTGTTTTTTCTTTTAGTTACTATAAACGTATGGATTTAACAAAAGAAGAAGTGAAGGATATAGAGAAAGATAAGTATGTGTTATGTGGTACATACAAAGATAGTTTATTAGTTATGGATTTTAATAATGTTATATATATCTATAAAAATAAGAAATATACAGAGGTTAATACTATAGATGGGATAGTTGGCTTAGATACAACTATTATAAAACCAGAATATTCGTTAATGAAAATAGCTGCTACATATATTCCTGTATCTTTAGTACTTAGTTATTATATGGGTCTATATGGCATGCTTAAGTATCTTAAAGTTAATTATAAGGTACTAGAGGGCGGTAGAGTTAGGGTTAAAGATGAGAATGTTATAATCGTTAGATTTAAATTCAATACTCTTGTCATAGATAGGAGCAGCGATCTTAACAACATGATACTAGATGGTTTCTTACATAACGATAAGATACTTAGAAAGGTAGATATAGATGTATTAAATAACAAACAACTATTTAAAACTATTTTTAACGAAATAGGATTAAGTTTAAGTGCTACCACTGATATAGAAGTTTATGAAAATCTTTTTATAGACCCAGTTACTGAAACCACATTAGAAACTATGGGGGAGCCTACTACTTTTATAAAATTACTTATAAGAGCTAGTGAGATGTTGTTGGATGATTTTTATAACCATCCTAATAGTATCAAGGGTTACGTTATGAAAGGATATGAACGTGTTCCTCAGTATGTTTATAAAACATTAGTAGATAGTATACGTAAGAAAAAGAATGAGGAGTTCTTTGGTAGGAGTAGGTTAGTAGTAGATCCATATGCTACATGGAGGACTATTAACGAAGATAGTGCTGCTAGTTTAGTAGAAGATATTAATCCAATAGCAGCTTTAAAACAGTTAGAAGATAGTACTTATCTAGGCACAAACGGTAGAAGTAAAGATAGTCTAAATGCTAGTACAAGAGAAACACACATTGATGATATAGGTGTTATATCTGAGTCTAGTAAAGATAGTGGGGATGTTGGTATAACTGCATATATGAGTGCTAATCCTTTATTGGGTAATATACGTGGTATGAAAGATACGAGTGTTGATAAATTAAAAATAAGTAACATATTGTCGACATCAGCTATGTTGGCGCCATTCAGTATGCTTGATGACCCTAAGAGATCAATATTGGGGTATTGAATAGTCTTTTTATGAATATTATTATAAAGGACGCGATTTGTGGTATAAGGAAAATTATTTCCTATATTACACAGATTATTTAAACATGGTCTCCGCTACTTAAATGTAGTGATAAATTACCTTTCTAATTGCGGGGAGGAGTATATACTAATTAATAAAGTACGTCTTACAGATGGAAACATACTGTAACACCTACAGGGTAATGTTCCTACTAGGTTACGTAAAAACCTTTATTAAGTACTCTAATCAGCGCAGCGAAGTCCCTAAGTACTTATGTATATGGGATGTGTTCAACGACTATCGAAAGCTATACTAGACTAGTGATAGATCTAGTTAATCACATGGGTAGTGTAATAACCCCATGGCTACATATGTAGTTAAAGCGAGTAGAGTAGGGCCCAAGCGGGTGGACGGCAGTCCTTAAATCGAAACGAAAGGGTCTTCCTAATATAAAAAACATTAGGAATGATAAGATATAGTCTAGTATCCATCTGTAATGGATGGGAAGTTCGTGTAGAGATACTGAGAACTGGTGAGTAGTAGCGCACTTGCTGAATACAACGCACTTTACGTCAATATTCAGAACTCACATATCATACCGATTTATAACCCGAAAGCATTTCCGGTTAGAACAGGTTATGAATCCTTAGTAGCATATAGAATGGATGAGAAATTTGTAGGCTATGCTAAAGATGATGGTGTTATTGAAAAAGTAGGAAAGAACACAATAACAGTTAAATATAAAGATGGTAAAAAGAAAACTTATAGTTTTAAAGATTGGACTAGTAAAGAGGAATCGGGTACTACGTTTATACATAAACTTAAACCTAATGTTAAAGAGAAACAAAAAGTTAAATACGGCGATATACTGTATTATGATTTTAGTTTCTTCGAGCCCGATATATTTGATCCAACTAAGGTCATATATAGAGCTAACACTATTATAAACATAGCATGGCAGGAAGTACAAGAAACATATGAAGATGCCTTAATGTTAAGTAAGAAAGTATGTGATGATACTGTTGTAAGTCAGATAAAGATACGTGATTTAGTTATGGATAAGTCAGATGAAATAGCTGAATTAGTAAACATGAATACAGATGTTGATCCAAACACAGCATTATTCACTATGGTTAGTAACGTTATAAAAGATGATAAATTAGATAAACAAACATTAGATTTATTACAAAGTTTTATAAAGGTATCGCCTAAAGCTAAGTATAAAGGCAAAGTATTTAAGGTTAAAGTGTATCATAACTGCGAGTATAAGGATTTAAGTAAATCACTTAAAAAACTAGTTGATGTTAGCCTACCTTATATGGTAGACGATGATACAGGTAAACAATATGACGGTAGAGTTAACAGTAGTTATAGTATCAATGGTGTTCCCTTAGAGGAAGGTAAGCTGCATATCAAATTCTACATTGATGTACAAGGTGGTATGATACCTGGTGATAAATGTGTTATAGCATCACAACTTAAATCCACATTAACAACACAGTATGATTATGATATAGTTACTGATGATAAAAAAGATGAAGTTGATGCTGTGTTCAGTATGAAAGGTAACTTAGCACGTATCGTGTCTAGTCCTACATTAATGGGTACATTAGCGACAACATTAGATGTGGTAGGTAAGAAAGCTTGTGAAATGTATTTTAAATAACTGTTAAGTGGGATTTACCCACTTAACATATTTTCTTTTTACTTTTTATGTATTTTAATACACTTATATATTATTAATATAGCATAGTGTTAAACTACCTGGTATGTAGTCACTAACAATAAAGGATATACTATGTTAAATATGTTAGAGCATGAGGAGAAGTTTAAACATCTATCTAGACGTTTAGGTAGTTTTAATGGCAGTAGGGCATTCGGCGTACACCTTAGCGGCATGGATAAATCTTTATCATTAGTTAGTTTAAATACGTGTAACGCCACCGTAACTTGTATTAACCATGATTTAAAAACGATAATATTAGGGTACCCATCTGAATTATCCATAGCTAATTTAGATAATGGATATAGTGTGGTGTTATTTAGACATCCTGCTATGTTAACAGCCATGCTTGTTAATAAGAAAGGGTATGGTGAACCAGCATGTACTTCATACGCGAATGAGGCTAAGGCACCATTCCATAATATAGATAAAGAAGACTATAAAATCTTTACTGCCACGGCTTTCGATATAAAGAAAGCTGGTAAAGAATTAAAACTAAGTGTTTATAACGCACTTAAACATAGGTTAGATATGAGTAGCAATAGTTTTAAACTATTCTTAGATAATGATGAGGTAGAATCATTTATAAATTTAGTAAATACTTTTAAAGAGGAGTTGTAATGTTAGTTAGTAAAAAGTTTATGGAAAGATTAGATAGTATAATAGAAGGGTATAAAAATGAAATAGATCTTCTTAAGATGTCCGTAGAGGATCTAGTTAGTGATATCAAGTATTTAAAGATAACTATATCTAAAAAAGATAACGAAATTGCTAGGCTTAAAAGAAAGATAAAGACGTTGGAGAATGGTGCTCAAGCTGATAAAATGGTTATAAGGGAGCTAGGGATATTAATGGAAAGAATGGAGCTACAGCTATCCACTAAGTCAGTAATAGAAGATATCGTTAAAACTAGCGATGTTAAGATCACTAAGGTAGAAACACGTCATGAGGAGTTACCTAAAGATGACGGTGCCAAAAAGTTTTTCGATATGTTTAAAATTGTGCGTAAGAATTGGGAGAAACCGGAGACTACCGATGACAGGTTAAATGACATTATTTACAGATCACTGGATGAAAGAGTGTAAAAAAAAAGATTTGATGTAGCGGACACCACCCCGCTACATCATGAATACTATGGCTCTTAAAGTTGTTAAGTTCTTTATTTTTTCTTGGAGAATATGGCAAATTCGCACGACTTAGCCATAGTACTACTCTAGAGTAGACCTATACACACAGCACTTTAATATAGGTTTCATATAATAGGATAAAATCCTATAAGTTTTTAGTTTGAAATTATAATAAAAGGAAATACTATGTCAATTTTACGTGACGAAAATGATAAAAGAGTTGCGCTTATGGTACAACTTGCTAAGTTAATTATTTCTAGAGTTAACAACAGAAGCAGCATTATCTCTATTAATGGTTTAAAGGGGCAAGAAGATGCTATGATCGAAGCTATTTTAGGTAACTACTATAAGGATCTCTTAAGAGATAAACTTAAAACAAAACCAGATACAAAAGGTATTATTAAATTTAAACCTGATAGCTGGATGAACTTAGTAGATATGGATAGATATAACCCTAACATGAGTTCTTTTAACATTACTCCAGTTAATGATGAACTTGTGAATAAGATAGTTAACAGATTATCTAGTGAAATAGATATGTATAAAAACATCATAGATGGGGAAATCAAACCTACTATAGAAGCTGTTAATAAATACAAACAGGCTATTAAACCAGCTGAATCTTTAACGGATTTATTTTCTGTAAAAACTATAGGTACTCCAGATACATTACAATTATTAAAAGATAAAGGTTATTTATCTAGAAATAGTGTTGTTGGTTTTACAGATAACTTTTCATCTGCTATAGATAACATTCGTTTAGATTTAAGTATTAACTCTATAGATAATGACCCTGAAGTTTTATTATCTTTAAAAGATGATTTCTCAGAAGATGATTTAGATGTTATTTATGAAGAGATAGAAGATATTCTAAGCAATGATGTTGTTAAGAGTTTAGGCGCGTTAAACGTAGATAATATCGGTACCGTTACAGTACTTGGCGCTATAATTGGGTCAAGATTAAGAAAGGCTGAGTTATCTTCTGGATTATATAAAGAACTTAACTCTTTAGTTCATGTTCTAGATAACATTACAACTAAGTTAATGAATAGGTTAGACAGTTACTCTAAAACAAAACAACTTATCATTGGTATTAAAAATGGTAATGAACATACTGATATCTATGTTCTTGAAGATGTGTATAAAGAGTTTATTTCTAACAAAGGTTCTATTAAATCATTAGTTGGTGCATATCTATCTAACTTAGTTAGCCCTGATGTTAAAGCAATAAAAAATATTTTTGTTACTACACTTGTTAAATTATCGGATGTAACAATTAAGAAAGCTATGCTAGAAGAACTAGCTGATGGTTACAACAAGCAAATCCTTATCACTAGACATAATGAGGATATATCTAAATTACGTACATATTTTATATTCGGTATTTTAGACTCAGGTGTTACAGATCATACTGATTTTGAAAAAGAGGAGATCAGAAAGTATATCTATGGTTTATCTATTTCTGAACTTGGTGATGTTGAAAAAGTTGTTATAAATGTTTTTAGATATTTTAAGCATAAAAATACTAACTTAGAGATCTTCTTAAACGCTGTAGAGGATGGTAAATATATGTTAGGTAAAAATACTAATCCTAAAATGGCTGTTGGTTATGCTGCTATGAAGATAGCTACATTATATCTTTCTACACAAACTGATTTAGTATAGTGGGTTCTACCTGCTATACTTTATCCAGTTATTTTCACTTATATATTATTAATGTAGTATAGAGTTATCTATATAATAAAAACTTAAATATAAAAGGATAGAAAATGAATAAAAATGATAGTAAAGCGTTCTTCGCGTGGTTAAAAGAAAACGGGTTCACGAATATAAAAGCCGGTGAAGCTGGTATATACGTCCGTAAATGGAGAGAAGCTACAGGTAACTAACCTGTGTTTCTTTATTTTTTCTTTTACTGTATGTAAATGTTAGTTTGAAAAATATATTAAGGAAGATTATATGGAAGCGTTTAAGAGTAGTGATTTTAAAAGAAATCCTTCAGTTTTAACAAAACATTTTAAAGAGAAGGAAAAAAGAATAGTTACTGATAAGGATATGTATATACTAGTACATAGTAAATTTGTAGATAAAGAATTAACTATATTAGATAATGTATGTAAGGTTATGGGTATTCTGGCTGTCGTGGATGAGGATAAAAATTACACCATCATGACTATACCTGGTATGTATAATGTAGAGCCGAGTGGCATAGAAAATATAGAGATAGATGGCGAGTTATATTATACTTTACATATAGAGGCTGGTGATGATCTCATATCAGACACAACTGTTGTTAAAGATAGTAATAATGCTTATAAAGTGTTTGATCTTTTTATTTTGTCTGGTAAGATCCCATTCTTTTTAGAATACGAGGATTTATTAGATGTGTTTGCTAATTTACCTAAGTTCGCTGGTATTAAATTGGGTAAGGATACGTTGCCGTTTGAAGTATTCGTTGCTATGGTAGCTAGAGATAAAAATGATAATACTAAAGATTATCGTCTTATCATTAACGATAGAAAAGATCTTAATAGTAAAAAACCTGAATGGGTCGGACTTATGAATATTTATTATTCGTTTGGATCTACGTTATCTAAAGTAGCTGGGTCATACTTTAAAACTGGTACATTAGCAGCTATTGTTAATAAAAATGAAAAACCTACCAAACTAGAACAATTATTAAAGGCGTAAACAAATGTTAAAGACAATGGGATTTATCATAAAGAAAATGATAGGAGAGAGAAGTTTTAACTTAAGTATTGTATGTGGTAGTACTAGAGTTATGGATGTTGATTTTATGTCAGCTTTAAAATGTGAATATGATGCTGATAAGAAAAGGATAAACGAATTATTCCAAAAGCATTTTAGTCCATTACAGGTTAATGGTAAGGTATGGGCTTTGTATAAAAAAGATGGTGTTTTTTATTTCGATAAATATTATGTAGATGAAGCTGTAGCTGTTGACATGGTTATGAAAGCATTTAATGAGGTAGTTGAAGCTCTTAATGATGAATACCTAAATAAAATAAAATAAAAGGAAATGAGACATGAGTACTAAATTAGTTAGTAAGAAAGAAACATCTGGTGTTAAAGATGCTATAATCGTTGACGAGAATGGCTACTATAAAATACTAGCTGGTGCTTTTAATACTTACAACAGACAGGGTGTTTTTTATAGGATAAAACAACCTGATACATTGTTGTTACAGAAAACTATTCTTAATAGAAGGATAACGGAAGGAACACTCATATCAGAAGATGAGCATCCAGATTATAAAGGTCTTAACAACAAAGAAATAGTCGCACGTACTATAAAACTAGATACATCTAGAAAATGCGGGCATATCAAAGCTGTTGAGTTTATAGATACAGGTAAATGTGAACCCGGTTGGGATGGGTATAACATTACTATAGTGTATATTTGGTTTAAACCATCTGGACCCTTTGGACCAAGTTTAAAAGAGGCTTTAGATAATCCTGATGAAAATGTTTACTTCAGTGTTAGAAGTCTAGTAAGGGAAAAATTTGTTGGTAGAACTAAAGTTAGAGATGTTATAGATGTTTCTACTTGGGATCATGTCTATGAAGGCGGTATAGCTAAAGCTTCACAATGGAATGCTGTAGGTATAGAAGAAATCTCCGCATGTGTTAATGGTTTATGTTATACTGATATTGACAATATTACTAGTGGTAATGAAAGTATTTGTGAAGACGGTAAATGCTTAGTTAATACATTACGTAAAATGGAGCATGAAGTAAAAGAAGTTATATTGGATTGGTAATGAAAGTTGAAATATATAAACACGATGTAAATGAATTATTAGATGGTAACTATAATAAATATAGTAATGATGGTGCGTTAGAATTAAAGTTAGAAAATATTGTAATAATGGATGAAGATAAAGAGTTTTTATCTAAGACTAAAAAGAAATCTAGATTAGGTTGTTTATTAAAAGAAGATGATAAAATAAAATTTAAAAGATGCTAGGGCTATAGGGTAACCTATAGTTCTATCTTTTTTCATAACCATATTATTAAGATAGTACCAAGTACTAATATTATAGATATAAAGGAGCATATATGAAGGTTAACGTCATAAGAACGAGTGACCCTGATGCAGTTATGCGTATGAGTATCGGTGGCATGCGTGATGAACGTTCTTCTAATTATTTTAGGGAGAACTATGAGAGATTCGTTAGCAGAATGGGTAACCATGCTGATACTTTCGTAAACGCTGTTAAAAATGCATATGAGTATGTAACGAACACAGATGTTTTAAGGAGAGCTAAACAAGCATTAACAAGAGTTGATGGTGCTATGAATGATAAATTTCTGTACCATGTAGATATGGAAACTATACATAGACCAGGGTTACTCATGCGTAGATACGTTATGGCTGAACCAGTTCTATACAAAAAGTTTGAAAATAACTTATGTAGTGGCTATGAAGATGAATGGGATAATGTTGAACAAGACATGAAACCAAAATTAAGAGACGACTATTTACATGTTATGGATGGCTATGTTGGTGATGAGTCTACTTTATTTTACGCTGATGAAAACCCTTTAACAACAAGAGAAAGATTCATTGTTCATAACGCTTGGGATATGGTTGCAGATTTAATAGCTAGTGGTGTTGATCCTAGTGATTTCGAAAAAGGTGAAATATGATATTTGGTGATATTTTTAAGCTAAAAGAAAAGACAACAGAGATCAAAAAAGATCTCTTTGTTCTAGAAAGTAAAGTACCATTGTTTAATCTATATATAGATTTAAATCGTAAGACAATATCTATCAGTCTAGATGAAGAATTCCATATTAAGGTATTCCATCATTATTCCATACCTAATAATGAGAAAAACTTATTACTCATTAACGATATTGTTAAGAAGTTTAAAGAGGTAACAGTTCATAATTTAAGTAGTGATTTAAAAATAAGAGATACTGCTGTAATTATAAATGAGTATGGTTTTGATATATTCTTAGAACCTATGACATTAGAGTTATGCGAAGACTATATTTATAAGATAATCAAAGAGTCTTACAAGAATCTTAATACCATTCTAGATAACTTAGAAGTACTTAGTGAACATATAATTAAGCACCAAAAGTTATCTAATGTTTTAGATGAAAGTAAAGATGAAATTCTTAACAAAATTATAACAAAAGTAAAAGAGGAATGTGTATGCGAATAGTATATGGTAACTATGTTGTTGAGTTTAAATATGGAGTAGAGCTTGATTCTAATGGTAGTAAAATACTTAGAATTAATACATTATATATTTCTAAGATTACTGATACATATAAAAACATGAGGCTTAGTGAATGGGTTACTAAAGAGGATATAGCTAGATATGCTATAGAAGACTCTTTAGAGCCAAAAGATATAAAAGTTGTATTTAGCAAACAACCAAGAAAAAGACTTAGAAGATTTAACATAGTGTAGCTATAGCTACACTATGTTGTGTTATTTTTTTTTTATTTTCTTTTTAAGACACGCTTAGCGATCTTTATACCTTCTAGAATATTCTCTATATTCATATTCGTTAATATAGTTGTATCTATATTAGACTCTAACTTACGTATCTTATTTATTATCTTTAATGCTAGGGTATCATTCCTAACTGCTTTTAATCTTTCTATAAGATCATTTATAGAACTCTTAAGTTTAAGTTGTTCTTGTACCTTTTCTTTATTATTACCATCACCACTAACTTCACTATCTACTATTATATTTAGAGCATGATTGCTATTCATACCGTAGTAGTTAGTATTTTTACCCATGATGATTAAATACATAGATAACAACCAACCGAATACTAAGTCATCGTGATCATCGTCGCCATGGTCTATCCTATTATTCTTTATCTTTAAACTACCTAGCTGCGATATGAGTGGTCCGTATCTAACTGTATCTGCTGTATAAGATAATGATATCTTAAATATATTACCATATAATAATTCTCTAGAGTACTCACCTTTACCAGATGTAGAAAATCCGAATAATCTCTTATATTTAGACAATGTTTCTAATGTAGGTAATCTATCTAATGTTTCTTTTCTTTTATCACTATGCTTCTCTATCTCTTGTACTATAAGGTTAAATATTCTTCTAAATGGGTTCATTTTTTTAGCTAACATAATCCTAAACATAAAGTCCATAATAGCTGAAGCGCTACTTCTTCTCTCTGGTATAAGTACTGAATTAGGATACTCTTCTAATATCCATACTAAGAAATCTGCGAATGCTGCTAAGTTAGTTTCGTTATATCTACCACCACCTACAACAGAGCCATCTCTCGTATCTCTTATGATAAGCCCTATATCATCGTTCTTACCACCTAGCGCATCTGACGTATCTAATCCTATAGACATAAAACCACTAGTTTTTAATTCATGCAATTTCTTAGAATTAATAAACCAATTTATGATATAACCGCCTTTAGCTATTTCTACATTAGGTTCTATAACTCTAGAGTTAACTATAATATTAAGTATGTTTTTAGGGATAGGTGATGACATAGTACCAGCTACCCATTTCATAAAGAAGTCTGACTCAGCTGTTTCACCTGTTGATAATGCTGCTTTTAATCTTTCTCTTAACCACTCATCTGTAAAACCTAGTTGCCTATGGTTAAACTCTAATAAGACAACTTCATAACCGTTATTATTCTTCTCTATAATACCTTTTAACTCTTTTTGGTTTTTAGCATCTAAAAACTTTTCTGACCATCTAACTGATTTTTGGTATACATCGTATGCATATATACCTTCTTTAATATTTAACTTACCTGGAGTTGTTGTAAACAATGTATAATACGGTGAGCCTGATGCAGCGGCGGCTTCGCGGGCGGCCTTAATATTCAATAATACTCGCTACGTATTACCGGCACCATTACGTGCACCTACCCCTTTCGTTAAGATCTTTAAAGACCGGGTAGAATAGATCATATCTTCATCTTGTTTAATCTTGTGAATGTGGTATGGACATTTAAATGTTTTCCCCAAATTTTTATTATTTTAAACAGGCGTACTCCTTATTAAATTCCGGAGAAGTTGCTAACAAGATGAACTCCGTTTCGATTTAAGGACTACCGTCCACCCGCTTGGGCCCTACACCTTACTAAAGGTTGA